AAGCCTTCCAGGGCACTCTTGGCCACGCCGGCCGCCAGCAGTGCTCCGCCGCCGACCAGCGCCCCGTTCGCGCCGCCCTCCAGGTCCCCGCCGGAACCGGTAAGCAGCCGGCCCACGCGGTTGACCAAGGGGCTCACCGCTCCGCCGCCGAGGGAGAAGCGACTCGTGCCCACCGCCTCGAGGAGCAGCTTGCCGAACGACTCCGGCGGCGCTTCCTCCTTGGCAATGCCGCGATTGACCCGGCTCAGCTTCCGTTCGTAATCCTGCTGTTCTGCTCGCGAACCACTCCCATACACCTCCGCCCGCTGGCCCAGGAGCCGCTCCCGGTCCTGGTAGATGCCGGAGACGAGGGGCTTGCGAGGCGGGGCAGGCTCCGGCGCCTTCGGGAAGAGATCCTGATAGCGGTACGCGGTGGCCGGGTCGACCAGGAATCCCTTGGTGAGGTCCGTCCCGCGTACGCTGCGCGAAGCATCGCCGCCGTCCCCGCTCGGCTCTACCCGCCGGTTCACGGGCCGTACGGCCGCCGTCCGGACCGGAGAGGCGACCACCTGCACCGGCGCACTCTCCAGGCCCGCCCGCTCCCGGGCCACGGCGACCAGCTCATAGCCAGCCGCCACATTCAGGAGGGCGTCGGCATACTTCTCCAGCCGCGTGATATGCGCCTGCTGCACGCCCCAGGTCACGTTCGCCGAGGTGCGCTTGATGAGCTCGTAGCCCGCCGCGGCATCCTGCAGCACGTCCGGGAGGCGCTCGATCCCCCGGACCAGGACGCGCCCCGCCTCCGCCGAGGCGCGGAACTGCTCCGCGAGCTCCCGGACGCCGCTGCCGCGGACTTCGATCAGCATGGAGGGCATGGGGTTACCAGTCTTCCGTCAGGCCGGCGAACGGGTCGTTTGCTGCCGGCGTGCCGCCGTGCTCCTGGCGCCAGCGTTCGAGCAGCGCCAGGTCGCGGAGGTGGGAGAGGTTGGGCTCGGCGAGGTCTACGCCGGCGTTTCCGCCGAGGCGCTCGTTGATGCTCCACAAGGCCCAGGCGGTGAAGTAGCCTGGGCCCGGGTGCTGCTTGGTCCGGTGGACCGCTACGTCGAGGAGGCCGAAGTAGCGGTCGCGGGCGGGTTTGGGGCGGCGGTCTCCGCGGCTTTGTTGACCTCGTTAGTAAACGCGATTGCCTGCCGCCAGAGGGGCCGGAGTTTCTGCTGCTTCGCGAAGCCCAGCCAATCGAGGAGCGAGTACGGCTCCTCGCCCGCTTCCGGTACCTGCATCTGGCAGAGGAAGGCGATCGCATCCAGGATGTTCCGGCTGAGCGGGGGGCAGCCACCCGGCACCGCGAGGGGCAGCGGCTTGGCACCGCCCTTGCCCTTCACGTGCACAGCTTCCCATTCCGCCGCCTGCGCGAACGCCGCCTCGGTGGTGAACTCGTCCAGCGGCCGGAGCGTCAACACCAGGTCCGGGGCACCGGGAGCGGAGAGGGTGCGGGTGACCGGCTCCGGCTCGGGGGCGGCATATTCCGCCGCCCAGGGATTGATACGGGCCATGGGGATCCTTTCCTAGCTCGCCGCCACGCTGGTGCTGTACGGCACCTGCACCTGGCCCGGATCGCATGGGAGGAGCTGCAGCGTGATCGTCTGCTTGCCCTCGCCGATGACGCCGCGGGTGAGCGGGCCGACGGTGTAGTAACCGGGGCCGAGGGTCTCCGTCCCCTCGACGTAGGTGACGAGGCACCAGCTTGCATTGGCCTTCACGTTCTGCAGCACTTGCCCGGCGTCGGAGCGCCGCAGGGCCGTGATCCGGAGACTGCTCCCGGTCACCAACGGCACCTCATTGCGCCGAGTGCTCGTGACGGGCTTGATATTCTCGGTTTGGACGTCATCCGTGTGGTCGAAGGCGTCCAGCAAGGCGACCAAGCTATACGCTGCACCGTTGACGGTGAGCGCGCCATTGCTCGCCCGCGTGAGCTTCTGAATGGAGATGGCCGACAGGTCAGCGGCCACCTGATACGGTGCAATGCTCGGCATCGATCGATCCTCCCAAGGTGCGGGTCACCCCGCGAAAAGCGGAACTGTCTACAGCGCCGGCGTGCGGGTTTCGGCCACTTCCAAAGCCAAGATTCCCCTTGCGCCCCCGGAAACCACCCACCCGGTCGTCAGGATCCCCAGCACGCCCGTGTCCCCGCCGGCCAGCGTGACGGCGATGGTATCGCCGGCGGCCGGGCTCTCCAGGGCGCTCTGGGCCTGCGTGGCCGCGTTCCCGTCCTGGTCGGTGTAGGACACGGTGAGGGTCGGCGTGCCCAGCCCGGGAGTGAGCGCACGGAGCCGGAAGGCCGGCGCTTTGAAGCGCGTCGAGGGATCGACCCCCGCCACCACCGCCAGGGTCGCGGCGCCGGTGATGCGGACCAGCGCGAGGGCCGGCTGCGGCACGCCCAGGTGGGCGCCGGAGGCGTTCAGGACGGCCGCCGGCTGCAGGCGGATCATGGTCCCGACTGGAGGCGTGCCCACCGTATCGGCGGTGCGGGCAATCCGCAGGTAATACCGCGGCGTGGTGTCGCTGAACGCCGTCCCGCCAGCATCGGCCGCGCACCGCTGCCAGTTGGCGGGCGGCGTCCAGGTAATGACGTCGTTGAGGGTGAGCCCGGCGGTGTTGTCCGTGACGGAGAGGGTGACCCAGGCCGAGCCGTTCCAATACTGGAAGGTGGGCGTAATCGTCACGTTCGCGGCGGTGCTGAGTCCAATCACCAGCGCGCTGAACTTGCTGTCCGCGCCGACGTAGAGCGCATGGTTGTCCGAGGCGAAGAGGGTTACATCCGCCGTGCCCACGTCCCCGGCGTCGACCGTCTCTTCGGAGAGGCTGCCGTCCGCGCCCTGATACAACCGCACCGGGGCGATCACTCCGTAGCTCGGCGCGAACACGTTGGCCGCGCTGACCGCCCCGTCGCCCTGCACGTGCCGAAACGCTTCCGCCGCCAACGGGTGCAGGGTGGCGCCCAGATCCGTCAGGAGCGCGTCGAGGGAGGCGTAAGCCCCTTCGGCCGCCACGTAGTTCTGCCAGGCGCTCACCAGGTCCGCGTAACCTGCGCGGCCCAGGAGATGCGGCAGGGCGGTCTTATACTGCTCCGGGAGGCTCTGGCGATCACACTGCAGGAAGGACGCCATCAGCGCCCCTTCCAGGTCCAGGTCGCCGATCGCGTCGAGCTGCGCGGCAAGACTGGACTGCGTGCCGGCGCCGACCTCGGCCGCGTAGCCGTTCAGGTTGGCCTGGATGCGCGCGGCGAGCGCGTCGGTAATGGCGTGGATTTGGGCTTGGGTGGGCATGGGTTAACCTTCCAGGGCGCGGACCAGGGCCGCGTCCATCCGCTCGGTAAAGCGTGGCTCGACATCCCGGCTGGCCGCTTCGTGCGGGTGCCGGGGAAACATGGTGGACTTCGGCCCGCCGTCGGGCTGCTCGAGGAACGGGGCCTTCGGATCGGTGTTGAACAGGGCGCCGAACACCCCGCCCTCGTCTTCGTGGGGACCGTCCGTGTCCCAGGAGCCGGCGAACACTCCGGACTGGCGGTTCACGCGGTGCGGGTCGATCTGCGGCGTGCCGCGGCGCCGGGCCAGCGGATGACCCAGCCGGCGCAACTCCTGGGGCGTAAGCGGCCCCTCGGACTGATACACGGCCCGGTCCCGCAAATCGTCCAGGGTCTCTGCTACGGCCGCCAGACACTCCCGCTCCAACCCGTCCGCGATGCGGTCCAGGTGGTCGGCGGCCTGGGGCAGATTCATCGGGTTTCGCCCACGAGGATGCGGACCACGACCGCCGTGCCCCAGAAGGGTTGCGCGGACTGCAGGAAGTAGCGGTTGAGCAGCAAGCCGAGGTGATCGCTGGCCAGCGGGTACGCCTCGACCTGCCCGGAGGGATACAGCGGCTTGGTGCCGTTCAGCGGCCAGAGGGCCTGTTGGAGCTCCTGCGCCTTATCCATCTGCGCCGCGCAGTCCGGCTCATCCACTGCCCCGACGATGCGGTAGATGGTGGCGGTAACGACCTCCGTGCGGTTACAGACCCCGGCCCGGGTGGACGGGCCGTATTCCACGTCCACCACGCACAGCGGCAACTCCCCGCGCTTGGCCTTGCGCTCCCAGTCGATCCGCGCGAGCTCTCGCGCCCGGTAGATGCCGTTCGGCACCACCTCCGGCCAGGTCTCGCCGATCAGGTCGACCAGCGCCTCCCAGAGGGCCGTGTGATAGGCAGCCATCAGGCATAGGCTCCGCTAATCGTGGGGGACACATCCATGGCGCGCGAGGCACGGACGGAGAGCTTCGGGATCAAGGTGTTCTGCTTCTTCGGGTCGCCGCGGACCGTCCAGTATTCCCCGGCATCCGGACCGGTCGTCTGTACCAGCACGTCCCCGTTCTGGAGATCGGCGGTCAACTCGAAATGGATCTGGTCCAGCGTGTCGAGCTGGTCGGACTCGGCCACGATGAACCCGCCCGCCGGACCCTTCGCCGACTGCCCGGTCTGGAAGCGGCAGGCCACGCCGTCAGCAATCCGCGCCCAGGTGGGCGTGTCGCGGGTGCCGTCGGCGTTCAGTCCTTCGGTTTCCCGCCAGACGTCGCAGGTATGGTTCCGCAGCACGCTCAGGCTCAAAACCCCAGCCTCCGGTAAGCGGCCACGGCCCGGTCATACTGCGTTTTCCACGCGGTCGCCGCCTTACTCCAGCGCTCCACGCCGTAATCGATCGAAGCGTCGCCTTCGCGCACGCTCAGGCGGCCTCCGGTAGCATTGAGCGTGATGCTTTCCCACAGGTCCAGCGCCGCCCCCGCCAGCATCGCCCGGTGGGCATCGGCGGGAAGCTGGGTGGAATAGCCCCACAGCCCCTCAATCTGCACGGCCCGGCGCAGCGTGTCATCCACGCCATACCAGGACTGCTTCAGGCGGAGGCTGGTGATCGGCTTCCCTCGGGCAAGAGCGTTCCCCGGCTCGCACCAGTAGTCGGTGTCGAGCGCCCACTCCTCTTCCGTGCCGCCGACCGGGACGAAGGCAATCGTCTCCGGCTCGGCCGCCAGCCACGGGATGGTCAACGTCGCCCCATGGAGCGGCACGGCGAACTTCCGGATCGTCGCCGGCGCCTCCGCCAGCATCTTGCCGTGGACGGCCTTTTCGAAGCCTTCGATGCCGGCGGCAATGGCCGGTTCGAGCTGGGCCGTCAGCGCGGCACTCAGCGTGATGCCGGCGGCGGTCAAGAACGCGCCCAGGTCATCAGCGGTGGGGTAAGAAGGGTAAGGCATGAGATTCAGGACTGCGGCAGGATTCGAACCTGCGCCGGTGCGGCGTACCTATTCGGTCGTCGTGCCTCTTCCAATTGGGCTACGCAGTCAGAAGCCGCCGGGGAGCGAACCACCCCGGCGGCAGCCGTGCACGGTCCTAGACCGCGGTCCAGGTGCCGGTGTAGTAGCGGGACTCCCACTCCCCCGCCTTGACGCACTCGATCTCCAGGCACTCGCCGTCGGCGTTGGCCGTGAGGTAAGCGCCCGCCGCCTGCTTCACGCCGGTAGACGGCAGGGACATGGTTTCCGTGCCGTTCGGGTCGATGCGGAGCTCCTGCGCGGCCTTCACGCAGAACCGGTACCACTGGCCGACCGTAGCCGGCGGCAGCGCGAAGACGACGGCGCCGCTCGCGCCTTCGTTGGTGAACGTCTTGCCGACGTCGTCCACGACGACGGTGTAATCCGCCGTTTTGATTTCCCGCGTCCGCGGGGCCATTCCGTTGACGGTATGGGGCACTGTTGTATCCTCAAGAGGTAAGGCCGGGTGTCACGCACACCCCGCCGGGTAGTAGTCGCCACGCTCGCCCTACGGCTGCGCGGTCCAGGTGCCGGTGAAGCCGAACACGCTCCACTGGCCGGCCTTGGTGCACGCCAGGTGCAGGGTTTCGCCGTCTGCATCGGCGACCAGGTACTTGCCGGCCGCGCCCTGCACTCCCGTGGAGGGGAGGGCGATGGTTTCCGTGCCATCCGGATCGATGCGGAGCTCCTGGGCCGCTCCCACCCGGAAGTAGTACTCCAGGCCGACGGTCGCTGGCGGCAGCGCCAGGGTGATGGTGCCGGAGGCCCCCACGCTGGTGTGCACCGAGCCGCACTCGGCGGTGGTGAGCGTGTCGCCCGCGGTGTGTGCCTCCACGGCGCGCGGGGCGATGAGGCTCCACGCAATCGCCTGGGCCGCGAACTTCGCCAGCGCGGTAGCCGCGTTGAAGAAGTTGGTCGCCATCCGCGCGCGACCGGTAGCGTCGGCCGACAGGGGGAGCGTGCGCGTATCGCGCATTCCCGCTGCCAGAGGATCCTTATAAGCCATGGTCTTGCTCTCCGAGGGGCGGAGGATCACTCCCCCGCCCCAGGTCTTGGCCTACTCGGTCCAGTCCGCCTTGAGGAACGCCTTGGGGCGGATGACGCCGAACGCCGCCCGCAGCTCGCCCAGGATGGCGATCAGGTTGCGGATGAAGAAGTCGGCGTGGCTGTCGCTGACCAGGATGTTCGTCTGCTCCCGGTCCCACAGCATGGCCTTCGACCAGTCCGCGAGGACCCCGAAGCCCTCGGTTACAGCCTCGGACACGATCACCGGCACCCCCCAGAGGCGCGGGGTGCCGACGCTCTGCGGGCCGCCGAAGAAATAGCGGTTCTCGTTGTCCGTGAGCAGGTCGAAGTCTTCCCAGTCGTTGGGGTGCAGCACCCAGGCGTTCGGCGTTACCCGGCCGTTCAGGGTGATGTTCGTGATGGCTTTGCGCGCCGTGGTCAGGAGATCCGCGGACCACGACTGGGTGAGGATCCCGCTGACATTGAGGACGCCGGTCAGGTTCTCGCCCGCGCCGGAGCCAGAGACCATCTGGTCCTCCAGCTCCTCCAGGAGCGCATACCGGAGGAACGCGTCGATGAGGCTGCGGAGCTGGCCCGCGTCACCTAGGGCGCGCCGGGTCGCCGGGAGCCAGGTGGCAATCGTCTTGACCCGGTCCTGGATCACCTCGAACGCCATGGCGCTCTCCGGCTTCACGCCCGAGCTCCCGCCGGTCGCGGTGGCTTCCGCCACCGGAGCGGCGTTGTTGGTGACCCCGGTGATCCGGACGTACTCGATCACGTCGCCAGTGGTCGTGCCGTGGCTCACGAGGTCCGAGATGCGGAGGGGCCGCTGCCAGTAGCCCATGTCGAGCAGCCCGCGCTGGTCGATCGGCACCAGGGCAGACGCCGAGGTGTCGGTGCGGGCGCTCCAGGTCGTCAGGCCGGTGAGGAGCGACTTGACGCCCTCGCCGTTGAACGGCACGGAGGGGCTGGTGATCCGCATCCGCTCCGGCACCTGGCCGTGCGGCGCCACGCTGTCGAACCAGGCCTTGAAGGCATCACTCGCCAGGAACCGCTCGCCGATACTGCCGCGGCGCCCAGCTCCCGCCGGCGTGCCGTCGAACTGCTGCGGGTTGCCGGGGCGACCGAAGGCATCCAGGCGCCGGCCGTTCAGCGCCTTCAGCTCGTCCTGCTGCGCGAGGGACTGAGCGCTCTGCTCCAGCTCCTCGATCTGCTTGTTCAGGCTCTTGATCTGCTCCTGCTGCTCGGTGCTGCAGATGCCGTTCTGCTCCAGGTCCGCCTTGCGGAAAATGGCCTGGACTTCCTCGCACTTGCTCTTGATAGCCGTGCGGTACTCGGGAAGCTTCATCTCAGTTCGCTCCTACGGGCGAAGTCAGGCGGAGGAAGGCGGTCCGTAGCCGCTCGGTGTCCTCGCGCGTGGGGGTGGGCTTGCCTTCCGCCGCCGCCAGGGTGCGGAGCAGGTGCGCCTTCACGGCGTCGAGGTCGTTGAACTCCTCGACCACTGCCTTGAGGGCGTCCCGCTGCGCCGCGGACAGCGTGCGGCCGTCGGTCTGTCGCACTTCCAGCCTGGTCTCCAGGCGGTTGGCGAACTCGGCGCTGGCGGACACCACCTTTGCCGCGTGCTCTACGAGGGACTCCGGTCGTTCCGGGCCCCACAGGGTGCGCAGCGCCTTCAGGGCGCCGCTATCGGTCCCCGCGAGGAGCGGGGAAAGTGTTTCGAGCGCGAGGGCGCTGAACTCAGCGAAGGCGCCGGCGAGGTGCGCCTGCTTCTGCTCCGGGGTGAGCTGGTCATCGTAGAGGCAGCGTGCCACCACGGAGTACATCAGCGCGTCGTTGAGCGTGCGGAGGGAGGCGAGGGTCATCTCGCGCTCCACGTATTCGCCCAGGAACTGCGCTTTGATCTCGGGGAGCAGCTCTTCCAGGGGCGCCACCGCCGGCAGGTCCGTGAGACTCTTTACGGCGACCTGGGTGCGGGGCTCGGCCGGATCCGGGGTGAGCGAGGCATCGAGGCCAAGGTGCCAACGGGTGATCTTGTGGGCGCCGTTCTCCTGGGGTTCGCGGCGCACCAGGTGGCTCACGGATCCGGAGGACCAGCCCAACTTGCCTTTGCAGGCCATCTGGTCGTAGACGGCCTTCACGTAGCGGTCGCGGAGGTTGAGCTGGCCGGTGATGAACACGCCAACGTCGTCCGCCTTCAGCGCCCCCTCACCGATGGGGCGATCCAGCGACGGCTCCAGCGCGTGCCGGTACCAGATGGTCGACTTCATCCCGTCGGCCAGCCCGAAGTCGGTCTCCGGCGTGAAGAAGTCCCGGAGCCCGCTGGCGTCGGTCTCGTCCGGCGTGCCGAAGAGGACCAGATAGCCCTCCACCACACCCTCGCCCAGCGCCTTGACCGCGCCCCCGAAGTTGATCAGCTTGTCCATGGTCTCTGCCTCGCTCGCCCAGAAACGCAGGAAGGGGCTCGGCATAATGCCGAGCCCCTGTAAAGGGCGAAGTATGTGGTTAGGGGGAGGTATTCAGCCGACCGTGGCCGACCGCGTCATGCGTCCCGGTGGCCGGGGCTCCTGGGTAAACGCCTGCGGCCGGCTGAAGGCTAGGGGTTAGGCCGGGGCTTTCGCCTCTTCGGCTGCTAGCCGATCCCAGTATGCGAACGGCGACTCGGCGCCTGCTTCCCACGGCTCAAACTGAATGCCGTGATCCCCGGCGTAGGGCTGGCGATGGTCGACCTCGTCGTACAGGATGTCCGTCGGAATGCCGTCCGGGTACGCGGCGCAGACGTAGGCGCCCGGCTTATCGTCGTTGAAGTGGGCGCACTTAATACACTGTTTGGCCTCGGGAGGACCGCCTAACTTGACCCCAATCTGCACCATTACTCTTCACCCCTGCGTATTATAACGCAGATCACTCTTGCGAGTTACGGGCGGGTAACTTTGGCCCACCATAGCGTTGGTAAAGCTGCAGCACCGGCTCTGGGTAGTTGACTTCCCCTAAGTGCCCGGCGTAGACCTCGGCCACGAACTCCGCGGGAGAGTAGGTGGCGCGGGTACTTACCGTCTCGGCAAGAGAGAGCGCCTCGGCACCTCCCACCGCGTCTGACCACTTCGGATCGTTGTACGCAATCACCTGCGCAGCCCCCAAGGCGCGCGCATGAGCAACATGGGTTAGTTCGTGCCGAATGAAATGGTGCTCGTGCCGCGTGGAGGTCAGCTTGCGCCGGCCAGCGGCGCGAGCCTCTACCTTCGCCGCGCCTTGTGATTGAAAATCTGGTTGCCGCGGGTTGATCGTGAGCGCCAATGTCTTCGGATCCACTTGGGCGACCGCTTCCAGATGCGGGTCGACGCGCACGGCGGACGGCATCTCCCGACCGGCGTTGTGGCCCTCTTTCAGCCCGCGATACGCCCAACGAGCCACATGCACGGAGGTGCCGAAATCTACTTCCGGGATGCCGAGCTCTCGGGTCAGCCGCTCGAACTCGTGGATCTCGGGCGTCTTCTCGTTACCGCCCGCCGAGCCGAGCCGAGCCTCTCGCGCCGGGAAACCCAATCCGCCGTGACTGCCACCTGCACTCCCGCCCTTGCTGGCGAACTTCCCGCCCGGCCCGCGTGGATGGTCCTCTTCGCGGAACCCGCCTCCGCCCCCATCGATCAGCCCGCCGCCCCCGCCGTCGATGAACCCACCGTTCGCCATCAGCGTGCCCCGGGTGCGCCACCTGCTGCGCCCACCGCGGGTTCCGTTCCCGCCTCTAGCTCACCCGCAGGCGCCGCAGCCTCTTCCTTCACCGGTGGCAGCCCGCGGCGCTTCCGGGCCTCGTTGCGGGTGATGATCCCTTGCTGGTAGTCTTCGCGCACCTCGGCGGACAGCGGCTTTGGCTCGTCGCCGCCCTTGAGCGCCGGGAGGCTCACCTTCTTCCGCGCCTCGTTCGGCGCCAACCAGCCGGTAGTCACCGCCTGATCCAGCCGCGTATACAGCTTGTCCTGATCGTCCTGCAGCACCCGCACCCGGCTGTAATCCCAACCGACGTGATGGGACTCGTCCGAGTCGAACTCCGGAAGGAGTTGCAGTTCCAGGTCCGCCGCCATGAGCGCCTGGGTGGGGACGATGTTGCTCTCGAACGCGCTCTCCCGCGCCTCGGCCATGTTCGCGAAGGTGCGATGCTCCTCGCCGGAGGGCAAGCCCAGCACCATGGAGCTGAGCCCGAAGAGGGCGCACACCATGTCGGCGTCCCAGCCGAGCATCTGGCGGATGTCGAGCTCCTGCGGGGAGTAGCCCACGCGGTCCAGCTTCGCGGCGAAGTTGGGCACGAACAGCCCGCCGCGCATCGCGCCGGTGTGCTTCTCCTGCCAGAGCCGCTGGAGCAGCTCGATGGTGGGCTCGTCCATCCCCTGGGCGACCTGCTCGTTCTGCGGCGTCAGGGCGTAGGACGGAACCCCGTGGCGCTCCAGGAGGCCGACCCGGTACCGCCCGCCCTCGTTAAGGTTCGCCACCTCCAGCGCCCCCGCCAGGAGCGGCGACCAGCCTTTGCGGCTGTTGTGTGGGTCCTGGCCAAAGCGGAAGTGCACTACGTCACGCGGGTCCAGCTCCTCCGTCTTGCCGTTCACCGTGCGGCGGTAGTGCGAGATGAACGCGCTACCATCCCGGGGCCAGTCCGGCTCTACCTCTGCCGCCGGCAGGTGCCAGAGCTCCACCGGTTCCCGATAGCCGCCGCGCACGATCCGCCAGTAGGCATTGCCCCGGCCTGTGACCCACCAGTCGGCCAGCGTCACCTGCCACAGCCGATGTGCCGTGTAGAACGGGTTCGGCCGGTTGAGGAGCCGCGTGAGCGGGTGCCCCAGGATCTCCTCCGCGTCCTCGCCCTCGCCATCCAGCACCCGGGGGCGCGCCTCGGGGAACGTCCGTTGGATAAAGCTCAGGTTCGCCTGGACGGTGGAGCAGCTCCAGAACTGATCCAGGGAGACGCCGGAGGCGCTTTGCCCCGTGCGCTCCGGCCAGCTATCCGTCAGCTTGCGAAAGGAGTTCGGCCAGCCGGTATTGTTCCCGGAGAAGCCGCCGGCGCTGTGGAGCAGGGATTTGACCGCGACCAGGCCGCCGGAGGCCCGCACCAGTTCCGCGGTCTCCCGCGCCTCCCCATGCGACCACCCATTACCCCGGGCGGCGAGGTAGGCGCGCGCGCCGTCGATTGCTCTCATTTGGCCCAAATTTTCCGTGGCGCGCTCAACCGCATCTTCAACAGCGCATCCGCAATCGCACAGCTCATCACCGCGTCGTCGTGACACTTGCCTTCGCCGCCCGCCTTGCCGCCCGGAAGCTTCACGAAGGTAAGGAGTTCAGAGACGGTCTGCGGGGAGTGGAGCTTTAGCGCGTCCTCGTCGATGCTGGTGGCCAGTCCGTCGAGCGCGAAGAACTTGGTCTTCGCCGTGGTTGGCCAGCCCGGCCGGCGTGCCGTAACCGTCTTCTTCTCGTCGAACTCCTCGTGACAGTAGAGCCCGGAGCCCTGCCCCGGCTTCTGTACCGGGTAGCCGGCCGTATGCATCGCGGCGTTGATCACCGCGTGCCCGTGGTTGTTCCGCTCGATGCCGAGGAGCGCCAGGTTATACCAGGTGCCGAGCTCCGCCAGCAGCAGCCCGTACTGGTGCGTGTCCCACTGGCCATGCAGGCGCGCCACCTGCTCCCAGGTCTCCGCGTCGAACACGTCTGCGCTGTCGAAGTCCGCGTCTTTGCCCTTGTCCGGCAGCCCTTCGGCCGTGTCCGCCCCGATCACGTACCGGCGACCAGGTGCTGGCGCTTTCCAGATCGTGAGCTTCGGTTCCCGGCGCAGGAGTGGATAGGCGACGGGGATCTCCGGCTTGAGCGGCCGGTGCTCCGGGCCGTGTAGTGCGTCGGACAGCTCGCTGAGCTTGGCTCGATCGAAGTAGGGATTGCCGGAAGTCAGGAACGCCTCGCGGGCGTTCGCCGGGTATTCCTGGGGGAACAGGTCCCGGAGTTCTAGAATCTTCGTACGACGCCAGGCCAACTGCTCCGGCGTTACCCTGTACGCGGCGATTAGCTTCTCTTCGTCGGGCGTGGGCGTGAAACCCGGCCCCGGAGCGCTCCGGTACTCCTCGTGTTGATGCCAGCCGAAGAAACGCGGAACGAAGACGGAATCTCCGCGTTCGGCCGCGGTGTACTCGGAGTGGAACCAGTTCCCCAGCCCTTTTGCCGTACTCTCTGCGAAGACGTTGCCACCGGCCGGCACCGCCTGCAGGAGACCGCTCACCAACTCCTCGCCGTTCTTCCACATGCCGACCTCGGACATGTGCACGTTGTTGATCGTGGAGGAGCGCCCGAAGTCCTTGGCGCCGGCGGTCCCCACGAAGAACGAGGAGTCCAGATCCGGCCACAGATATTCGCGGCGGTTGGCAAACTTGGTGCGGGGTCGGGTCGTTTCCGGCAGGCTCAGGTAGAAGCGATGCACCATCCGGAACAGGCGCTCGGTGCTCTCGCCGTCATGGGCAATGACTACCGTGCTCGTGTTCGGCGTGCTGATCGTGTCCAGGAAGAAAAGGCCCAGGATCAGGGTCGAGAACCCGAACTGGCGGGCTTTGAGGATGATCTCCTTCGTCGCCTGCAGCTTGTAGTCGCCGGCCCGCCAGCGCGGACATAGCTGGTCCAGGTAGAGCACCTGCACCGGGTTCGGCGCGAACCCGATGATGCGCTTGTCCTTGGTGCGGATCCGCAGGTCCGCCAGGGTAAGCTTCTGCTCAGTGCACCTGACCGCTGCCCGCGGGTCCGTCAAGAAGCCCGCGGAGAACGAGAGAGGATCGAACCTCGGCGATGATTTCGTCGCGAACATCCGGCGCCGCTCTCCCGATCGCTCCCAGCACCACCTCGCGCCACTCCTGCATGGCCCGCATGTCTGCCAGGAGCTTCGCGAGCTCCGTAGCGGCTGCCACCGTCTGCCGGCCTTCGGCTACGGTGCGGAGGATCAACTCGCGGGGGTCGGCGCGCTTGGTCTCGCCGTGCTTCCAGCCGCAGAACCGGGCGCCGTCTTCGTCCTCGCCTTCCAGGCAGCCCATCAGCTCTGTGAGCCGCTTGGTGCGCTTCTGGGTAACCAGGGAGCCGTTCGCGGTGCGGACCTCTACCTCGTACGTGACGTCTACCTCTTCGGCGCGGGCCCCCACGTCGTAGCGCTCCGGATCGTCTGCACTCCGCAGCCACGCGTCGCAGGCATCCATCAGCAGGTTCACCCGGCCCAGGCCGCGCTCCAACTGCTCGATGGCGTTGATCTGACCGCTGACGAACCGGCGGGATTCCTCGGGGGCGACAGCCGCCGTGGTGGTGGCCAGGTTGAGCTTCGTGATCCGCTTGGAGACCGCTGCGGGGCTGACCTGGTACTTTCGGGCGATGTCCGCCGGCTTGAGCCCGCTGCCGAGGTCTTCGCGCAGCTCCTGGTCGGTGAAGCGGGCGCCGCGGGGGTTAACCGTTCCTGGTTCCATGCGTTAACTGTGTTAACCGCCAGGGTTAACAGGGCGAGCAGCTACTAATCCGCCGCGTTCTGGTAGGAAATCTGCATTGCGAAGCGCGGAGTTGAACCGCGGTCACCGGGAAGCCCGGCGCTCTACCGTTGAGCTACTTCGCGGTTGGGGCTATCCCGTGGGGGCTGCGGCCGGCTCGTAGGTCGCCGCGAAGATTTCGGCCTTGCAGGGGTAAATCTCGCCCTTCACGCCGGTAATGAGCATGTCCCCACGCCGAAACTCCATCGTTCCTTCCAGCGTTGGGATCAGGTAGCAGTCGTCGTTCTCGTGGGTGATCGGATGACCCTTATACTGGAACGACCACGGCATCCCGTTGACGATGTTGGCGCCGTTCTCGCGACCATATTCCACCAACTCCTCGAACGTGATGGCCTCGACAGTCACCGGCTTCTTGCGAAACAATCGCGACGCGCTAGCCGGTGCGATGCTGGTCAGAGCGATAGCCGCTAGCCCCGCCACTGCCGGAATCGTGGCATGCGCCATCACCGTCCCGCCCCCGGTATACTGCGGCGCCTCCAGGCGAAAGCTGACCGGCTCACTCCGGCCGGGTGGCGCGCTCGCCTGCGCCGGAGCCATCCCGACCACTCCCAGCGTTAGGGCCGCCAGGATCAAGCCCATTCCTCTCGGAAGTCTCATCTCATCCTCTCTATCCATGCCGACCGATGCTCTCCCGGCCGGAAAGCTACCAACGCTCCATGCGCCTTATCTCGCGAAACCCGGCAAGCATGCCTAGCAGGCATCCCAGGCCGCGAGCCACCACGGCGAGGCCCATCCCGGCGACTATGCCGCAAACGAAGGATTTGGGATCCATCCTCACCCCCGACTCACTTCCACCGCCCCCACAGCCCACGCGTTCCGCCCCACGCTCACCCGCTGACACGTCTTCCCGACGCTCACATTCGCGCTACCAAACCCCGGAGCAAAGCTGACGCTGTTCCCCTCGATCGCCACGTCCCGACACGCGAACTCCGCGCCGGCCTCGTCGTCCCACAGCGCGATGCCGTGCCGACCGCGGTGCGCCTCGATCCGGTTGCCCTGGATGATCACGCCTCGGCAGCCGGCCAGGTTGAGCGCCGCGCCACCGTAGCGGGTCTGGTTACCGGTGAGGACGTTGCGGAGGAGCTGGACGTCCTGCGAAATCCCGTCCCGGCTCACGTCGCGCTTCTTCGGCCGCCCCTCCACCGCGTTGACCTGGATCCCGGCGCGGGCGTTGCCGTGGGCCGTGCAGTCGCGAATGAGCAGGTGGTCTCCGGACTGACTGAGGTAGAACCCGTGGCCGTCAACGGAGTCCCGGCTCTCGCAGTCCAGCACCTCGACGTGGGGCGTGTTGGCGGTGAGGAGTCCATTGGACGTGCTGCTCTGGAGACGGAGGCCGACGGCGCGCAGGCTCTCGCACCCGATCACGCGGACGCCGTGCGTGCGGCTCTTATGCACCTCGAAGTCTTCGAGCACGACCTCCCCGCAGTTCTCGATCTTGAGCTCCGCGCCTCCCGTCAGGATCACGATGCCTTCGGCCTGGAGGTGAAGCTTCCGTACGCCGCTAATCACGCCGCCCGCGTACGCGCCGGCCGTGAGGATGATCCGCTCGCCGGGGGCCCGCTTGGCAGCGGCGGCAAGGGAGGCGCCGGGTTCGAGTCGCATGGGAGAATTCGCACGGGAGTGAGACGCGGACGCAGGCGCAGGTGTCTTACAGAGAGGGAGACCACAGCGGCCCTAACTCAAATCCTTCGCGTCGAGCAACCAGTAACCGAAGTGCCTCTGCCCACTGGCGAGCACGTGCTCCCAGAAGGACGGCCACCCCTCGCGCGGGATTACCTGACAACCCGCGGACCACGGTCCCACCGGCTGCGCTCCGTTCCCGCCCGGGTGGAGGTTGATCCCGAACATCCCGGTCTCTACCGGCTCACCGGCCTCGTCGTCTCCGTCCCGATCCCGGTCGCGCCGCACGGTCACCGGAGCTGCCTGTATGAGGGCGGGGATCCCCTTGTGGAGGCCGCGCTGATACCGCCAGTAGCCGTTCACCAGGTGGGCACAGCCGGCGGCGTTCTGTGGCTGGTCCGTATAGCGCTTCCCCGGGTCCACCGTCGCCCGATAGGCGTGCAGCGTGGTCCCGAACAGGACGAGGCTGTCGTCGTAGCGGTCCAGGTGGTTCGCGCCGGGGCGAAGCACGTTCGCGCTCACCGGGACCGCGCCCCGTACGCCGAGCAGGTGGAGCTGCCCGGGCGCCGGTGCGGGGTAACCGAGGGCGGCGAGCGCCTCCCGGATGCGCGCGTTGGTAAGCGTGAGCACGGGCCTATCCGATCTGCTCCAGCAGCCGGTCGAAGACGAGGCTTAACGCCACGCTGCCATCCGTCACGCCGGAGAGGAGCGTGTCGGCCTCGGCCAGACCCCAAGCCGTCACGTGATCATCGCGCACCAGGTCCGTGAGCGTACCGCCGATGCCAGCGGCCCGGGGGATCGCGTACAGCGCTTGATGGGCGAACATCTGCCGCCCGGTCATGGCGACCCCGTCGCGATCCATGAACGGCCCGTCCTGGGTCAGCTTCGCGACGTCGCCGTCCTTCGTGAGCCGCGTGAGCGCTTTCTTCAGGATGCCGGCGCGACCCCGGGCCAGCGCGGACTGCAGCGCGGCTTTGAGTGCAACCGGGCCGGCGGTCTTCAACTGGCCGAGGCCGGTAACGCCAAGCGCTTTGAGTAGTGCCAGAATCATGTCAGGTCCTCCGGCTGGGTCGAGGAGATCCCCGTCCGCAGCCCTAGATCGGTCCGGTTGTGGCGGCGCGCCGCGATGATGCCGGCCGCGGCCAGGGCGCCGTAAATCTCCATGGCGAGGTCCTGCCAGGGGGCCGGCAGGTGGTTGATCAGCACGGGGAGCAGGGCGACGATCGCCGCGCTCCAGAAGTGCCGGTCGCGGTAGAAACCGGTCTTGCGACGGCGACGGCGAGCCGGGTGCGGCGTCTCCATCAGGTCCGCCCCTCGATGGCCTTGAGGCGGCCGTCGAACACGGTCTGGTGGACGAGCATGTCGCGGAACTGGTGCTCTTCCTGCTGGGTGTGCGCCCGCAGCTCGGCGCGAGTGTCCCGCACCTCGGTCTGCGTCTGGAGTCCGACCTCGGAGACCTTCTGCACCGCGGTTTCGACCCGTGCTACGAAGCCCCCCGCCTTCCACAGGAAGACGCACAGCGCCAGATTCTGCACGAAGAGAAAGCAGCCGATGGTGATCAGGTGTCCAAGCTCGAGCTGCATCGAAGTGGTCCGCCGCACCGCGCGGGATGAAGAAAGGCCCGGAGCGGGGGCTCCGGGCCAGGATCATGGATTTGAAGTAAGCACTGGCACAGCGAAACCGCTGTTACCCGGAACCCGTCCGGGCGCGGAGTGGGGATCGCTCCCCGACTGCGTAAAGCGTGACGCCGAGGTGCGGACGAAAGAAGAGGCCGGGGAGAACGCTTCCCCGGCCCCAGTCAATGGCTCACGCTCGTGACACCGGTTCCGCACCGGAGGGACGCAGGACGGACTCGAACCGCCGACCTTCGGCTTATGAGGCCGACGAGCTACCAACTGCTCCACCGCGTCAGGTCCCGTGCAGCCCCCGCACGGGTAGGGCCGGGAGCCGATCCCCGGTGACTGGCAGGGTATGCTGCTCGGGTGCTCTACCGTTTTCGAGGCGGCTGCCTTGCGGCACTAAGGAGCGCGCGGTTTTCGAGGCCGCGTTTCCCGAACCCTGTCGCCCGTTTGCCGGGCAAATCGTGTTATCGAGGCGAAGAACCACCGAGCCATCGCGGATGTGGCCTCACGGCCTCTCCCGGATCCGGGCCGGATACTAACCCTGCTCGTCTTACCAGGGGCGGCGGATCTCCTCCACCAGCCGCACCGGTACGCCTCGCTCGCCTTTCTTCGTCTCCTGCCCCGGCAGGAAGCACATGGTGGTCCACTCGCGCCCGTAAAAGCGCCGGCCGGGCTCTGGTCGCCGTGGGCCGTCCATCAACTCGCCCACCGTCGGCGGGAGGCTCTCCCGGTCCGTGATCCGCTCGAACTGCTCTGCGGTTACCGTCTGCTGCAGCATCTCGCGCGCGCCGGGCAGACCGCACACCCGCCGCAGTCCGGCATCCAACAGGTCCCGAATCTGGCGCGTCCCGAGCGGCTTGGCGCCGGGCTTGGTCGGCAAGGTCTCCCGCAGTTCCGGCGGCGTCCGCCCCGCGCACAGGTGCTGGCGCACGATCTCCGTCTGCAACTCGCCCAGGTGGGCGGTCCGGCAGTACTGCGTGAGCAGCTCCTCGGCGGCTTTCCGTTCGGTATGGGTCGCGGTTGGCATGCTGGTAAGTCGCTCCCTCACCGGGTATTTGAGCCTATTTAACGCAGAAATCCTCATCCGCTACGAGCTTTGCAACGTAGATTTGACATCCCGCAGTGCGTCCAGGGTGACCCCCAGGGCATCCGCCAGCTTACAGGCCGTATCCCAGTAGACCTCATGGCCGCCGCACTCGATCCGGGAGAGCGACTGCCGCGTGATCCCCGCCCGCGTGGCGAGCTGCTCCTGGGTGAGCCGCAGGGCCTCGCGGCGCTGCCGGATGCGGGCGCCGAGGGTGGGGGTGGGGGCAGTCATGGGTTAGCCCTCGCCGCCTTCAGCCGTTCACGCGCCGGAACGGATAAAGCCCCCGCGCGCACCGCCCGCTCTCGCCGCTCCCGCGTCAGATCGTAGTGCCGCCGCTCCGGCCGGGGGTGATCCTGAAACCACTCCCGGCGCATTCCCAATCGCGCCGCGAACGCGTGCAGCTCGTCTTCGGTGTCCGCGGTCAGGTGGCACCACTCCCGGCGCATCCGGGGCGGGAGGTCGTGGCGCTGCCGGTAGTCGCGGAGCTCGTCCACGTAGCAGCTCATGGGGTGGCCTCGCTCAGGTCACTGCGGCTCAGCTCATACCAGGTGCGCCGCCCGTTCGAGGAAAGGACCTCGATCAGCAGCCCCTCGCCGTTCCGCACGGCCAACAGCCAGACCGTCTTCACTCCTTGCGGCTCACCAGTTGGTGAGATCAACTCCAGCTCCTCGCGCCGCCAACCCAGCCAGGACAGGAGACGCCAGCGGCGACGGCGCATCGCGTCCACCGCAAGCAGGAAGCACGCCCGCTGCCAGAGCGGAAACACTCCGGCCGTATCACGCCAAAGCTGGCTCACTTCCGCACCTCCAGCGTCCGCGCCCAAGCCTCCGCCTCCTGCACCAGTCCCCGCGCGCGCCGGGGGTCGCTGGCGACGTCTGCTCGGGTCAGCAGGTCGCGGATCAGCGCACGAGTCCCGGGGCGGTCGCGCAGGATCACCGCCGCCTCGGCGTCCGTGGGCGCGTCGTCGGACCCCTGGTGTCCCGGGCCGCCCGTGGGACCGATCAGGCCGCGGGGCGGGGCGGGCTGGCGATAGGCGGGGCGGTGGCTCATGGGGTAACCCCCAGAAAGCTCTTGAGCACCGCGCCGCAGAGCGCCTTGGCCTGGCTCACGTCCACGGCGTTTCCGATCTGCTTAACCACCTGTTCCCGGTTGCCGGTAAAGGTGTAGGTTTCCGGGAAGCTCATCGCCGCGGCGAGCTCATGCGGCTGCAGCATTCGGAACCGGATATCCAGGTAGCCGACCACCTCCCCCTGCACCTGCCCGCTCCGCACCAACTCCGGATGCACGAGCGCGTACCGATCGGTGGTATCCACGCAGCCCAGCGGCTCATGCACGCTCTGGGATTGCCGGTCCTTCGTGGAGTACCGGAGCAGGAACGGCTGGGCAAGTCCGTGGGTTCGGCTACCCGCCACTGTCGTCAGGGGGTCGTCCACACTGCGGCAGCGCGGCGCCTGGCCATCCCGCTCGCCGTAGAAGTCCACGAGGTATGGATCCGCCAGGAACATGTCCGACGAGGTGCCGGTGACCGACGGCAGCGGCACCTCGATGCTCCGCACGTTGTCCAGGCCGCTGCTACCGTGCTGATGCGGTAGGATGAAGGGCTCGACCAGGCTGATCGCCCCGGCACCGGCCACGGTCGGGCCGGGCCCACTCACCCCTCGCGCCACGGCTCCGGACTGCTGGCCGATCAGGAACGGCTCGATGAGTGCCTGGGTGCCCTTCCCGGTCTGTGCCGGCAGCGGCCGGTCGAGGTCACGGACCCGCGCCTCTGGGCCGTGGTTTACGCTGACCAGGTAGGGTTCGGCGGCGTAGAGGTGCGGAGCGCCTGCTGTGATCGTGGGGGTAGGCAGGTTAATGTCCGCGGCATCGGAGTTCCCTTTCATGTTCACGAGGAACGGTTCGGCGATCCCCACCTCAGCCTTCGTGGTAACGCACGGTACTGGCGAGTCTGCGGAGTAGACACAGCCGTTCTCCCGCTTCGAATGGGTGAAGCCCACGAGGAACGGCTCCGCAATCCCGACGTGAGTCCCGTTGGCTGCGAGCGCCGGCACCGGTTCGTCCAGGCTCCGGCCGTCCGCGTGATTGCGGAGAACCACCAGGAACGGCTCGCAGAGGGCGCGGTGGTTCTCCGTCAGGAGTGCTCCTAGCGGACTCTCCACACTCTGCGGGTTCCCGCCATTCGTGGGTCCGCCCGCGCCGACGATGAACGGGAGCCCGCTGAACTTCTCCAGCCCGGCCATGATCCGCGCCAGGGTGTTCGGCGCGAGGGGTCGCTTGCGCTCATAGATCGACTCGCCCTTGAGCTCCCAGTCGATGATCTCCCGCGCCGCTCGCCAGGGGAGACGCACGGCACTCAGGCCGAGGTCGCCTTGCACAGACCCCGTCGCCTTCCCGTGCGTCGGCTCCGGCCAGCGGATCGGTCGCCGCGTCTTACGGGCCAGCAGGAACAGCCGTTTCCGGGTGGTGGCCGCGCCGTAATCCGCCGCGTTGAGGACCCGCCAGTCGACCCGGTAGCCGAGGCTCTGGAGGTTCCGGACGAAGTTGCGGAAGTACTTGCCCTTGTCTTTCTCGACCGGTCGGTCCCGCTTCTTCTCGTCCTTGTGGTCCGCCGGGTGGAGCGGCCCCCAGGTCACGAACTCCGGGACGTTCTCGATTACCACCGACTCGACGTCGAGGGCGTCCAACCAGCGCAGGATACACCAGGGCGTGGCGCGGCGCTGCTCGCTCATCGGCTTCCCGCCCCGGGCCGAGCTGAAGTGCGTGCATTCCGGGGAGGCGAGGAGCAGGTTCAGTTTGCCGCCGGGCACCGCTTCCCGGGGGTTAACGGTCTCGATCGATTGGCAGAGGTGCCGCGCGGCCGGGTGGTTCTTGCTGTGAGTCTCCACCGCCACCTGCCAGTGGTTGATCGCCAGCAGGTCGAGGTCGAGGCCCAGCTCCGCGGCGGCCAACGCGAGGCCGGAGCTGAAGCCACCGGCGCCGCAGAAGAGATCGACGGCGTAGATCGTCGGAGAGACACCGGTGCTCACAGGCAGCACCTCGTCTCAAGCGCACAAACCGCCGCGGCTGACGGAGCCTCGGCGGGAGTAGCTATGGGGTCCTGGGATTGGGTTTGCACAGTCCTGCCTCCGTGAAAGGGGGCAGGGTGGAGCCTGTGACGGGCGCGAGGGGGACTCGCTGGGGATCAGTTCACCGGGGCGGGGCGAGAGTCCTTCACTCGTCGCGGGAATCTCCACGCACCTCCTCCGGCGGCCGGGGCGCCACGAACCCCGGCATCCCCGGCTCCCCATACGGCTGCCGGTGCCAGGTGCCCGCGATCCGGTCGTGGTAGATGGTGAGCGTCCGCTCGTCCACGAGGAGCACCTGGAAGTACATGCGGCAGAGCGGCTCCCGCCACCAGGTGTCGTCTACCCGCCAGCGGTCGAGGAGCTCCACGACCCGCACTCCGTCGACGCTCTGCGGCGCCCCGGAGGCGCTGGCCACCACGCGGACGGCCTGCGGCAGGTTCAAGGGCTGCAGGATGGTCTTACGCACGCGCACCGCTCACCTCCAGGGGCTTCCAGGCCAACCACCGCGGCCCGCTCTTCAGCCGGCGCGAGTAGCGGACGCCATGCGCTTCGTGGCGCACCTCGACGAGTTCGGTGTCATCAGGCCAGCGACAGGAAACATACGTTCGCCCGTCTCGCTGCGCCGTCGCCCAGCGGACCCCGAGCGCGTCCGGCTCCGCCAGTTCGAGCGCGAGGAGCCGGCTCACGGGATGACCTCCGGAGCGGGCTCGCTGGGCTCTGCAGATTCCACCACTAACGGCTCGGGCTCCGGCGCGGGGACGATCTCCACCGGTGCGGGCGCCAGCGCGTCCGACACGTCCGGAGTCGTCTCGGTGCTCTCCGCCACCAGTTCGACCGGAGGCTCCACCGGCTCGGTCACCTCCAGCGGCAGCGGCGCCGGGGCCTCCTTCGCGGCCCGCTTGCGCCCGGTCCCCTTCTTCGGCTTCTCCGCTGGCACGTCCAGCACCAGGTCCGGAGCCGGCTCACTCGCCCGCGACGCCAACACGAGCGCCGGCGATTGGACGACCTCCGCCACCGGCGCGGGGATGCGGATACCGGCGGAGTCGCCGCGGTGGCGCTTCGGTACCGTCGGCTTGGCGATTTCCGTCTTGGCGGAGGTCACTGTCTTGTTGCAGTTCCGGCAACCCTGATCCCGGGCGCGCAGCCCGGCCCCGCACTTCCCGCACGTCCGATCGAACATCTCTGCGTCTCCTGTTCGGTAATTGCAAACATCTGTTTGCCATTTACCACAGGCAGAGTCGCGCGTCCAGCAAATCCGGGGGCAGGAAGTGCCAATCTCGCGCCGCTCTCCACTTTGCAAACGCCGGAACGCACGGAGACGCAGCCAACGGGGGCATTTACCCGATTCCGACCCCGTCGCTCGTGCCTGGAGCCCGCCGGAACGTGGCCTAACTTCCCCTGGGTGCAGGGGCGGGGTATAATGGGCCATTTGCACAGGTGGCCTTATTTCGTGCCTGGAGAGCTCCGCGAACAGGGCCTTTGCAAGCGATTTGCAAACGGAGGGCAGAAAAACGCCCCTTAACCCGCCCCGTCCAGCCCTTCCAGCCAGGTCTCGACGGCCGCCGCCGCCTGGTTCTGGGAGACCAGGCGGACGTGGGAGTACAGGTCCTGCGTGGTCTTCGTCTTCGCGTGCCCGAGGCGGGCGCTGACGACCTTATCCGGGACCCCGGCCTCCATGAGCAGCGTCGCCTGCGTGTGGCGGAGATCGTGGAAGGTGTAGGGGAGGTCGAGCTTCCGGCGGATGTTACTCCAGGTGTCGGTGACCACGTTAGGGTTCCGCGGCGAGCCGTCCGAACGGGGGAACACCAGGTCGTAATGCTCCTGGTAGTCCGGACCGAGCAGGGCCCGCACCTGGCACTGCGCCGCGCGGTGCTCACGCAGGAGCGCTACCAGCTTCGGGCTGAGGCTCACTTCCCGGCGGGACTTCTGCGTCTTGAGCGAGGAGAACGCCAGCCCCCCATTCGGGAGCGGCACCAGGTTCTGCCGGGTGCGCAGCATCCCGTGCTCCAGGTCCACGTCCGACCAGCGGAGCGCCAGCACTTCCCCGCGGCGAAGACCGGTGGCCACCGTGACAATGGTGAGGATCCGCATCCATTCCGGGAGCGCCGCCAGCATCCGCAGGACCTCCTCCTGCGCCAGCGCCGGCGGCGGCTCCGGCTCGTCGGACAGCGGGCGCTTCGGCGGAGGCGCGGCGGACGCCACGTTCTTCCGCACCAGGTCCATCTGCACCGCCGCCTTCAGGGCCATGGAGAGGATCGTTTGCGTGTAGGCGAGCTTCCCGTGGGAGACGCCGGCCGCCAGGGCCTTCGGGTACCACTCGCGCAGGTGGAGGGTAGTGAGCCGCGCGAGGGGGAGCTCCCCGAACACGACGCTCAGGGTGCTGCACTCGCGCCGGTAGGCGTGAAGGGTGGCCGGCTTCACCCCCGGCGCCACGATCGCCAGCCACTTCGCCAGATACTCCGCGACGGTGAGTTTGGATGCTTCCGACCAGCCGCCGCTCTCCAGGTCCGCCAGGGCCTGGTTGAGCGCCGCCTGCGCTGCCTTCTTCGTCTTGAAGCCGCTCACCCACTGCTGCCGGCGCTTCCCGTCCAGCCCCTTCGGCAGCTCCAGCACGTAGGCCCAGGTCGAGGTCCGCTTCCGCACGTGTCCCGAGGCCATGGCCTACCCTCCCCAGAGCTCCAGGCGATCCCAGACCTCCTGCTCGGTACAGCGGCACAGTTCCGCGAGTTCCGGCTCTCGTCCCATGAACTCCAGGAGTCGCCCTCGCGGGATCAGCCAGCAGAGCATGAAGGCGCGCACCTTGGCTTCGTCGCGCTGCTCCCAGAGGCGGAACAGTCGCTCCGCGCCTCGGGTGTCCGAAAGCGCATCGAACGCGCGAATGGTGAACAGGACGTGTCCGCACTCCTCCAGGAGCGCCCGTTCCAGGGTCGCCTCGTCCCAGGTGTCGGGAAGGCACACGATCGCCTGCCGATCCGCCCGGATCCAACTCACGGCCGTGCGGCTATTGCGGAGTTCGATCTCCAGTTGCGGCGTGAACGCGGCCAGCCGCCAGGCGTCGGACGTCGACGGCACCTCCCCCTCTTCCAGCCCCACCATAAACCGTAGCTGCTCCACGACCTCCTCCACCTCCACCAGGTCTGCAAACGCCAAACGCAGCCGCCCCCGCCCTGCCTCTCCCATTCCCGTCTCCCGTCACATGTCAGTGCTTCAATGGCAACTTATGTTTGCGTAACGGAGGCCCGGAATCCACTGAACACTGTCACACGCGGTGTCTTTTGGTGTCCCTCGGCCGGGTGCGCTCAACGAGCAGGCGTGAGCGCCCGATGCCGCCGGAATCAGGAGAGCGGCCGCGGCCCGAACTTGCCCTCGGCAATCAGTTCTTCCGTGAGCCGGATGAGGTCTTTCGCGCCCTCCATCGTCAGCCCCTCGATGCCGCCGCGCAGCGACGGAAGCGGGATGAAGAGGTGCGGGTGGGCGTGTTGGATCCGGGCGTATTCCGCCAGGAACCAGGAGGCGGCGCTAAGGGCCTGGTAGGCAGACGACGTGGCCCGCAGCACCTCCTCGGTGGTCCGCCGAATCAGGTCCTCGCGCTCGTCCGTGGGGCCCTTCGGACCGAAGCCGGCATATCCCAGCCATTCCTCGCGATCGACGCCGTAGACCTCGATCACCCGCTCCACGAACTCGCGGCTGGGCTTCTCGCCCCGCATGATCTGGCTGATGCGCGACGCCGTGAACTGTAGCTTGTTAGCCACGTCGCGCTGTAGCTCGCCTGCTACCAGCTCCCGGAACTTACGGCTGAACTCCATGGGGCCGACCCTTACCGAGGGGCGGACTTCGAGCGCTAGTGTGGTCATCAACCTAACGAACGCCCCTGGATAAAAAAAGTTTCTCACTTCTTTGCAACTTGCGGAAGGATCGACCGTCTATAGTGGTGAAGAAGTGAGATAACCGACTTCTTTATTCAGGGACCACCGATGCAAGCGAGCGAGAAGAGCACTTACATGCGGATGCTGGAGCGCCACCACGGGAAGCCGATCGAGGAGATCGTGGCGCAGGCCGTTCGCGAGTACGAGACCCGCGAGGCGCAGGCGGCATTCCTGGGGGTGTCAGCTACGACCCTCGCGAAGTGGAAGGCCCTGTTCCGGGCCGCCGGCGTGATCGACCGCGAGGAGGTCGCCGCCTGATGGACACTCCGAGCGCCCCCGCCTTCAACCCCGAAGATCCCGCCACCTGGCCGGTCTTCCTGTCCGTGGTCCAGGCCGCGCAGATCCTGAACACCGGCGAGCGCGCCGTCCGCACCGGGATCGAGCGCGGCTCCATCGCCGCGGTGGCGGTCGGGAAGCAGAAGCGCATCCCGCGCCAATGGCTGCGGCAGCAAGCGCACCTGGGCACGGCGTCCGACCAGGCCGCCGCTTAACGACTTCGGCCGGGATCAGCCGGCCGGTACACGCAAAACGGCCCGGTGCGGGCTGACACCCATTGCACCGAGCCGTTCAGGAACACGCACATGGTAACGCAAACCCGACCCCCACGACAAGCACCTACCGAGGGATCGCCCCTACAGCGCCCACTTTCACAGATCATCTGGGCGGATGGGCCGGCCGGCAGCGCCACCGTGCCCTTCGCGCGCTTCCCTTCCCTTGCCGACTACCCGCGGCTCTCGGAGCCCGCGAACACCATCCGTCGCCGGTTCTTCCAGGCGCAGAAGCTCCGCGCCGGCCGGGTCGCCCAGGACATGCTGGACGGCAAGAAGTACGGCGCTTACCAGGCCGAGCGGATGGCTACCCGGCACTTCGCGCAGACCGTGGCCTGGGTGGAGCGGGTGCTCGCCCATAACGATCCGGCCTGGTGGGAAGCCCGCGTGCGCCTCGATCCCGAAACCGCCGACTGGGGCGCGGAGTACGTGTGCGACTGCGGGGTGGCGACACACCGCCCGAACGGCTGCTGCTTCTGCGAATACAGCGATGCCGGCGACGTGCTGGCGGAGGCCGCGTAGATGAACACGGCTCCCCGCCCGGCCCTCTGCCCCCAGCGCGACGGCAACCTCGCCCACCCGCTCACGCCGCGGCACACGCGGATCCGGCTCCGGCTGGCGCAGATCGTCGTCTCCGGCTTCTCCGCCCCACGTCGCCGCGTGGACGCCGTGCGGATCCTCGCCACGCTCCGGGACCAGTTGCAGCCGCTGGTGCTGCTGGCCGATCCGCTCGGGGAACCGGCGCTCCCGTGGCTGTATGACGCGGTCCGAGACGCCCTGGTGCAGCTCGCCGAGCCGACGCCGGACTACCCGGCCATCCGGGACACGCTGACCCAGGCCGGGGCGTTCGCCGCTCGCTGGCAGGCTGTGGAGGACCGCCAGTGAACGAGCCCCTCCCCACCCTAACCGAGCGCGCCCTACGCGTCCGGGCTCAGGACCTCGACCGGCGCGAGGCGGAGCTGAACACCCGCACCGCTCGCCTCGACCAGTGGGCGGCGGACGTGATGAGCGCCGCTGCCTGCCGGGCGGACCTGCAGGAACTGGACGTGCGGGCCGGAGCCCTGGATACCCGCGAGGAAGCGCTCCGGCGCGACCAGGCCCGACTGCTGGCCTCCTGGGCGGCGCTGGAAGTCCGGCAGCAGGAGGTCGCGCAGGCGGAGCGGTACGCGCGCTTCCGGCTGTGGCTGGGCGGCGTCTGCGCGGTGGCGCTCTCGCTCATGGTGGGCGGGCTGTGGTTCACGGAGCAGAGCCTCCTGGCGCTGCTCACGCTGCTGTCCGGCGGGGTGCTCTCGCTCGGCCTGTGGCTCTACGGAGGTAGGCATGCGGACGCTGTTCTGGGCGCTGTGGGTGCTGCTGTTGATGTGGGCGGCCGGGCCGCCGGAGGAGCCTGAAGAGGAGTAACCGCTCCCGCTATCGCCCGGTGCGCGTAGATCCGGGACCACGGAGAGAGCGGTGGGGACGGTGACCCACAAGCCAGCGATCACTTCAACGGCCGCTAGACACCCCGAGTAACGCTTCCGCTTCGGCGGCGCGGGGCAGCCTGTTCGACTCAGGCCTCTCTCCTTCGCTCGCGGGGTGGAGCCTGCGGGCGGGACGAGGGGGAGACGGATGGACGATCGGTTCCGACCACGGGTGCGGATGCTGTACCGCCGCCTGACCGTGTTCCGGGAGTGCCCAGACGGACAGCGGCACCCGGAGCAGATCGACCTGGACGCGCAGATGACCGAGGAACTGCTCGCGGCGGCGCTGACGCGGGAGGCGGCGGAGATGTGCCGCCCTTGCCGCGAGGCGCTGGCAGCGGAACAGCGAGCCCGGCAGACGCCGGAGGAGCAGGCAGCGGAGGCCAAGCGCCGCGCCGCGCTCTGGGATTAGACCGCATGGGTGCGCCGCGTACGGCAGGCGGCGCACCCTACGGGCGGCGGGGAGCCCTTCCCCGCCGTCTCTGCCCACTGCCAAGAGGAGAGACGGACATGTCAGAGACGGCAATCGCCCGGCACGGAAACCACGGCCTGGCGCAGCAGCAGACGGGGCTGGTGTTTAGCCAGCAGCTCCGGCAGACCATCCGGCAGACGGTGGCCTCCGGCATCACGAAGGACGATCAGTTTCTCGTGTTCATGGCCTACTGCGAGCGCAAGGGGCTCGACCCCCTGCAGCGCCACATCTACGGCTGGACGGACAAGACCGGCAAGCTGGTCATGGCGACCGGGATTGACGGCTTCCGGCACCTGGGCGGGCAGCGCGCGCGGGTCAACGGGCTGGAGATTGCGTACTGCGGCGAAGACGAGGTATGGCGCTCGATCTGGGTCCGGAAGGAACTGCCGGTCGCCTGCCGGTGCCAGATGTGGATCGCTGGGAGCTCCCGGGCGTTCGAGGCGGTGATCTACCTGAAGGAATTCTTCATGGAGTTCAACCCCAACTGGAAGCAGCGCCCACTCCACATGCTCGCGGTCCGCGCCGAAGCGCACTGCTGGCGGAAGATCCCGCAGGCCGGTATCGGCGACCTCGACCTGATGGACGAGGGGCAGGCGATCCCCGGCACTTCCCGGATTATCGAGGAGCAGCCGGCCCAACTCCAGGCACCGGCGCCCGACCCCGCGTACGCCGACCTGCCGGAGAAGGACCAGGTGCGCGTCTTCAACGAGACGTACATCGCGGCCGGCGGCGACCCCAAGAACCGCGCCGCGCTCCTCCAGCACATCGGGGCGGCTCTCGGCGAGAACTTTCGGGCGCTGAACCAGGTCACCCCCGCCGGCAAGGAGCGCTTCGTGCAACTCCTGCAGCAGCGCGGCTGCCTGCCGGGGGATACGAACTGGCCACTCGCCTCCGAAGTGGTCGAGGACGAGGACCAGTTTGCGGGCGATGCTGGCGCGGACGAGCCGGTGGAAACCGGGAGGTTGCTGTGAGCGAAGCACCGCCGGATACTGCTGTCTTCCTGGGCAACGACCAGGAGACGGTCCTCGGGACACATGCCTGGGTGCGTCCCGAGGACGGCTTCGGGCACGCGCCAGTGAGCGCCGCCGAGGCCTTGTATTTCCGTCCGGTAGCGGAAGCGGCGCTGGAACTGCTCCTGGTTTGCCGGGAAGCGGACTTCCGGACCGGCGACACCCTGGTCGGCGTCGATAGCGGTGCGGCGCGCGCCCAACAGCGGATGCTCTCGCTGGCGCGGGCGCTGCGTGCCGCAGGGGTGGAGGTGCCGGAGTGAAGCACCTGGAGCTTTCAGTGGCCGACCCGCTGTGGAGCGGTGAGCCCGTGGAGTTGACGATCCGCGTCTCGCGCCGCCTGCCCGAAATCACCGCCGCGAACCTGGACGAAATCCGGGCGCTGTATGAGGCGGAAGCTGCTGAACTGGCAGACGCGCTGGCTCACTCGCTGCCGCAGGGGACCCGGCACGCGCTGCTCCTGGAGTTACTACGGCGGCACGAAGTGCTGTATCGGGGGCTGTGATGGGCTTTCGCGAGAGTATCACGCGCACGCTGGAGACGTCGGGGGTGGGCTCGCTCATCTCCGGCGGCTCCGGCCGGGCGCCCGCCCCTGCTGCGGACCAGGAGCCTACCGAGGCCCTGTTCGGCGACCCGAACCGCTTGATGTTCCACGACGAGCCGGGCGGCTGCGGGCTGCCGATCGATCAATGCCGCTGCGGCCCCGGCACCTACGGCCGGCGGGATCCCGAGCGGCGAGGGAAGCTGCGATGACCAGCGAAATCCGAGCGGTCTACGCGGACGGCGGCGTGATCCGCAAGAACCCTAGCCTTTTCGGCGGCACGTGGGCCTGGTGCGCCGTCGCCACGGACCTGCGGGTGGTGGAGGACGCGACGGAGCACATCGTCGCCAGCGAGAGCGGGTTGCTTCTGCCGGCGCGGGTGGGCGTGGAGCTGGTCAGCAACAACCACGCCGAGTACTTCGCGCTGGCGAAGGCGCTGCGGGCGCTGCCGGAAGGGTGGAGCGGCACGGTCTACAGCGACAGCGCGATCACGCTGGGCCGCTTCTTCTCCGGCTGGCGCAACGAGAACCTGCCGGAGGCCTGGGTGCAGTGGTCCGCGCGCCTGGTGGCCCGGCTGGGGGCCGTGGAGTGGGTGCTGCTGGACGGACACCCCACGCGGGCGCAGCTCGCCTCCGGGCTCGGGAAGCGCGGCAACCCGTGCAGCACTTTCAACGTGTGGTGTGATGTGGCGTGCTCACTAGAAGCGCGGGCCTTTACGGAGGCCCGGGAAGCCGAGCGGGTGGCGGCGTGAGCCAGGAGCTGCAGCCCGGCTACTACCGCCACCGCGGCACCGGCCGCACAGTCTGGGTGATGGGGCTGGCCCGGCACACGGAGACCGGAGAGGTGTTGGTGCTGCACGCCCCGCAGGGGGCACCGGCAGACACGACGGCGGCCGAGCCCCTGGCGCTATTTGCCGGGGATGATGCGCCGCGGTGGGAGCGAGTGGAGAAGGACCGCCTGGCGCGGTCGGTTGTTGGGGAGCGGGGTTAGAGCGATGAAGCGGGGCACCCAAGGTAACAGCAAATTCCGCGCACTCGCGCGCCGGCTGGACGTTCGCGACTATGTGGTCGTGGGCCTCCTGGAGTGCCTCTGGCACCTCTGCGCCCGGGAGACTCCTTGCGGGGATCTGGGCCGGCTGCCCAACCACCGGATCGCCATGGGGATCGACTGGGAAGGTGACCCGGACGACCTGGTGGACGCCCTCACGGAATGTGGTTGGCTGGACGAGAGTGAGGAGTACCGCCTGGTGGTCCACGATTGGCACGAGCATGCCGACGAGACGCTCCGCAAGCAACTCCTCCGCACCGCGCGCGCCTTCGTCACCGGCCCCATTCGCCCGAAAGTGTCCGACAACGGCGGACAACGGCGGACAACGGCGGACAACGGCGGACAACGGCTGCCGTTGGCGGACAGTGGCAGCCGTTGTCCGCCTCACGCGCGCCCATTGCCAGAGCCAGAGCCATGCCAGAGCCATGACGATGACGAGTACGGGGTACGAGAGTCGGCCGCCCCAGAACCGACCGGCGAGGGGTCGTCGTCGTCTCTTCCAGCCGCCCCGGCAGGCAACTCCTCCCCCGCTGGCGCTGCCCCGACCCCTGGCGCCCCGGAACCTCCGCCAGGGGTGCAGCTCAAGATGCCACCGCACCGCCAACGAGCGGCCGAGCTGTACCACGAGGGCGGCAAGCAGGCCGTCAGTGCCTGGTACGGCGGGCTCCTGGACGGCGAGGGGTTCGAGCGCTGGAAAGACGAACTGGAGCACCACCTCGAGACGGGCCGCGGGGTCACCGTGGCGGAGTTGCTGGCTACGGCGGAGGAAACCAAGCGGCGCTGGGCGGCCAAGGGCTCCCAGGGACCGCGGACGATGCCCTGGTTCTATAACACGCTCCGGGACCGACTGAATCCGCCCCCCCCGGCCTCCGTAACCCACCCTGCCCCCGAGCCGGACGAGGCCGACGACTTCGCCGCCCCGGCCGGAGCCCCGCCGCCGCCCGTCCGGCAGAAGATCGTCAGTCGGGGCATCCCGGCCGCGGTGAGTGAGACCGACCGGCTACTGGCGGCGGGCCCCGGCAGCCCGGAGTGGGAAGCACAGCCGGCCGTAATGCGCCAGGCGCTGCGCCGGCGCTGGGAAACCCTGCGAGCTGCGAGCACCGGAGGTCGCCCGTGACTACGCGCCGCCCCGACCCCCGTAGCTGCCGCTCCTACGGCAGCGAGGAGGCCGCAAACCTGCCGGTGCCGTACGAGGCTCCACCCGTGGGGCTCCCGGCGCTCCCTGACCGGCTCCCACCGCAGTCCATCGACGCGGAGCAGGCCGCCCTGGGCGCCGCTCTGATCAGCCGCACGGCGACGGATGCCGTGGTGGAGTTGCTGGAGCGGGAAGACTTCTACCTGGACGCCCACCGGAAACTCCACGAGGTCATCACCTACCTGGCGGACCGGGACCAGCCCGTGGATACCCTCTCGGTCTCCGAGGAGTTGGCGAAGCGGGAGCAGCTCGAAGGGGCCGGCGGGCTCGCCTATTTGCTGACGCTGACGGACAGCGTGCCCACCGCGGCGCACGTGGAGCACTACGCGCGGATCGTCAAGCGCAAGTCGATCAGCCGCAAGCTGATTACCGCGGGACAGACGATCGACGAACTCGCGCGGAACGAGGAGCTGGAGGCCGACGACCTGCTGAACTGCGCGGAGGAGGTGGTGCTCGCCATTGGGACGCAGCGGCAGGCGGTGCCGGTCTACAACGCGCGGAACCTGATGCTGGCCACGCTGGAGACGTACGGCGCCACGGCGCTCGCTCCGGAGCGCGCCGTCAGCACCGGGTTCCCCGGGGTCGACCGCCGGATGCAAGGCGGGTTCCTGCCCGGCAAGGTCTACCTCGTGGCCGGGCGGCCGAGCATGGGCAAGAGCGCCCTGGCGGTAGAGCTCCTCCTGACCGCTGGTCGCACCAAGAAACCAGCGGCGCTGCTCAGCTTGGAGATGCCGCGGGCGGACGTGGGCGTCCGGATGCAATGCGCGGATACCGCGCTCCATGACGTGCGCTACGGGGTGCCGCTCACCACCGTCCTGAACCACGCCAACCCGGAATTGCCGGACCAGCTCACGGAGACCCAGCAATCTCTGCTGGCGCAGGCGGTGGAGCGGGTAGTGGGTTACCCCCTCCACATCGTGGACGAGTCGGACGTCACCGCGGGCCAGATCCGCGCGCTCGCCCGTCGTTTGGTGCGGGAGCAGCGGATCGAGATGCTGGTGATCGACTACCTGCAGATCATCAGTTGGGATCCGAAGGCGGAGAACGAGAACGCCGCCCTCACCCTGATTATGAAGTCCCTGCAGGCGACGGCGCGGAAGCTCGGGATTGCCCTGGTGGTACTGTCTCAGCTCACCCGCAGCAACGAGCGCCGGGGCGGGGCGGACCTGCGGCCGATGCTCTCCGACCTTCGCGGAAGCGGGATGATCGAGCAGGTGGCGGACGCCGTGATGTTCATCCACCGGCCGCAGTACTACGCGCGGCAGAAGGCCGGGCAGCGCGACGACGGCGAGGGGCTGGTAGAGCTCATCATCGCCAAGAACCGGCAGGGCGCGGTGGGCATGGTCAAGTTGCACGGGAGCCTGGGCCGTTGTCGGATCTACCAGCCAGCGGCGGGACACTTCGAAGGCCACGCGCCGGAGCCGGAACAGCCGCAGATGGAGCTGCCGGATGAAGACGCAGACTGGACGGACCGCTGATGCTGGCCCCTATCGCCATCATCACGATGCCGACGGCGAGGGAGTTCTGATGCCTCGCTATCGCCTGGAGTGGTGGGTGGGACACGTCCGGCGGCAGTGCTGGACGGAGCAGCCGAACCGGCAGGCGGCGCGCGGGTACTGGGAAGGCTTCCGGGCGCACCCACAGCGGCGACACGTGCGGCTGTATACGGCGAGCGGCCGCCAGGTGGCCGGGCCGGAGCATCGCGGGCTGGTGGCGCGGGATCCGGTGCCCACGCTGGAGCTGGGATAGACGACGGGGCGCGAGGCGCCCGGAAAGGGGGAGGGATGGTGATTTGCATCAATCCGGGCAGCGGCCCAGTGGCGGACGCGACCGAAGCGCATGCGGTGGCCAACATCGCGCAGTTCTGCGCGGACTGCGCCGACCAGGCGATCCATGACGAGCTGGCGGGCCATTACCCCGGCGACCGCGCCTATCGGGCCACTTCGCCGCTTACGTGGGAGCGTCGGCCCGACCTGGATGCAGACGGGCGCTTCGGCTTCCTGGTGAGGGGGGAGGGCATTGAGAGCGAGGTGGAGATGCCCGGCTTGCCTTTGGAACAGGTCCGTTACCTGAAGCGCGAGGGGCAGAACATCTGGCATTTTCCGCGCCTTTATGTGGACGGCGGGAGTTGGGTGTGGTGCTTTGGGCTGCTGCATCGGGAGCCACTAGCGCAGGCGGTGACGCCATGAGCGAGCCCCTGACCCCGGATGAGCGGGCGCTGTTCGAGCAGACGTTTGCCGAGCTGCAAGCCCGCGAGGCGGAGGTGGCGACCCTCCAGCGGAACCTGATCGAAGCGCAGCGGCAGCGCTCGGCGGCAGAGGCGAATGCCCGCGGGCTGCGGATGATGCTGCGGAGCCTGGCGGAGACGACTCAGCGCAGCGCGTTCCGGCTGGACGTGGAGTCGGTCGAAGACGGCGGGATGCGGGTCACGATGGTCAGCACGGCCGGCGAGGTGATGGAGAAGCTTCAGGCCCGGATTGCGGGCGCGGTAATGTCCGCGCTGTTCCTGGATCTGCGGGCGGTTGAGGCTGACGACGTAGTGGCGCCGGATCCGGAAGCCCCGGCCGAGCCTACGCCGGCGCAGCGGGACAAGGCGGAGCTGCGGCAGTTGATCCTGGGAGGCGAGGCATGAGTCAAGCAAACGATACCCCGCGCCTCCTCGCGATCGACCCCGGCCCCACCCTCTCCGCCTGGTGCGTGCTGGAGGGCCGCACCGTGGAGTGTGGGAAGCTCCCGAACCATGACCTCCTCCACCTGCTGCGGCAGGACCACTTCGCGGCCCAGGTGTGCGCGATCGAGATGCTGGCCGGGAGCTACGGGCAGGCGGTCGGCTCCGAGGTGATGTACACGGCGCTGTGGGTCGGTCGCTACGCCGAAGCCTGGCAGCGGGGCGACGGCCCCGAGGCGCTGCTGCTCCCGCGGAAGACCTGTGTCACCCACGTGACCGACAACCCGAAGGCCGGGGACCCGCACGTGCGGCAAGCGCTGATCGACCGCTGGGGCGGCGACGGCGTGGCGCTGGCGAAGCCGCAGACATGCGCGGCGTGCCGGGGGAAGGGCGACGTAGCCGGCAGTGTCCGCGGCGGCGCGCGGGTGAGTTGTGGGACCTGCGGCGGGGCCGGGAAAGTGGGCGCGCCGGGCCCACTCCTGCACGTTACGAAGGACATGTGGGCGGCGCTGGCCGTGGCGGTCACCGCCCGGGAACAGGGGGCGAGGCCCTGACCCGCGCTTCTTTTTGCCTCGCAGACAGCCAACTTAAGAGTGATCTTTCTTGCAACTCGGGAGCCTGAACGGTGTCCTATCAATCACCCGAAATAGCCACAAAAAATGGCCCGGACCAGCACGCCAATGCCAGTCCGAGCCCGACCACAGTCGACGCCGTAGGAGGGCGCCGAACCATGACCGCTACTACTGTAGCACCCGCGGACGCGAGTCCGTCCACCCTGAAGCCTGGCGAGGGCTTCGCGCTTTACCGCTACGTCGAGTCGCACCGGGTGCGGTTCAACACCGCTGCGTTCGTGCCGTTCTTTCACCTGCGCCTGGTAGACGGCCCGCACGCCACTGTTGAAGATGCGTGCGCCCGGATTGAGGCGCACGCTGCGGATGCTCCGGCTTACGCGCTTACGGTACTGCCCTACATGGGCGATCCGTGGGCCGCACACCGGGACGCGCCCCTCTCCGAGCTAATGGTTGATGATGGGGGTTTGGACCGCCTCGCCGGGCAGCCGCTCCCGACCGCCGGAGGGTCCCGCTGATGGCTGAAACGACTATCGAGTGGACCGCTACCCGCCTATTGGATGGCTCCGTGCTGCCTGGCTACACGTTCAATCCGCTTTGGGGTTGCACCAAGATCAGCCCCGCGTGCACGCACTGCTACGCGGCCACCTGGGCGAACCGCTACGGTGTGCAGTGGGGACCGAAGGCCGAGCGGCGCACGTTCGGCGAGAAGCACTGGAACGAGCCCCGGAAGTGGAACGCGCAGGCCGAGAAGGCGGGCATCCGCCGGAAAGTGTTCTGCGCCAGCATGGCCGACGTCTTCGAGGAGCATCCGACCTGGGATGCGGAGCGCCCGAAGCTCTGGGCGCTGATCGAGGCGACCCCGCACCTGGATTGGCTACTGCTCACCAAGCGGCCGGAGAACGTGCGGGGGATGGTGCCGGAGGCGTGGCTAAAGCCCGGCGGTTGGCCGGCAAATGTCTGGCTCGGCACGACCGCCGAGAACCAGGAATGGGCGAACAAGCGTGTTCCGGCCCTGCTCGCGGTACCCGCGGATATTCCGGTGCGCTTTCTCTCGATGGAGCCACTTCTTGGCCCGGTGGAACTGTCCGGCCCCGTGTGGGAGGGCCGCAAGCAGGCGTGCGAGGCTTTGGGCCTGCGGAGCGATATCGCCAGTGAGCTTTCTTCGGGCCACGGGCGACGGAAGGCGCTGGACGGACTCTCCTGGGTAATCTGCGGCGGCGAGAGTGGCCCCGGCGCCCGGCCGAGCCACCCGGATTGGTTCCGAGCACTTCGGGATGAATGCGCTCAGTCCGGCGTGCCGTTCTTCTTCAAGCAGTGGGGAGAGCATGTGCCGTGCTCCCACGCCACGGCCCGCCGCCCCTTTCACGCCGAGCGCACACCCGACGGCGACGGGTGGCGGGTGCCGGTCAATCCGGAGTTCGGCGGCACTCCTTGGGGCACCGTCACCCAAGGCGGGAAGTGGTCCCCGTTGACTACTCCCTGGAATGGACACGATGACGACGGATACGGAGACCGCGAGGCGGTGATGTATCGCGTCGGCAAGAAAGCCGCCGGCCGGCTCCTCGACGGCCGCACGCACGACGCGATGCCGGGAGGTGCGCTGTGAGAGCAGGAAGCCGATCCCTTCTCGGCGTAGCGCAGGCGCCGAACCCCTCCACCGACCCCCGCATCGGCGACTGGATCCATACCGTCTCCGGTCCGTTCTGGCCGCTGGACCCTCGCCCCGAAGAGATCCACATCGAGGCTATTGCGCGCGGCCTTTCGTGCGAGACGCGCTTCGGGGGTCAGGGCGGCTTCTACTCGGTCGGGCAGCATTCCGTCCACGCCGCGGAGTTGCTGGAGAGCTGGGGGGGCGGAGCGTATCCTCTGCCTCTGGGCGCTCCTCCACGACACGCCGGAGGGCCTGGGCCTCAAAGACATTCCCCGGCCGGTGAAGCGGCACCTGGGACCGGTCTACGCGAAGGCTGAGTCTCGGGTGATGGCAGCGACCTGCCTTCGCTTTGACTTGCCCTACGAGATGCGGGGCGGGCTGGTGGTGTTGCCGGACCTGGTGCGGGCGGCAGATGAAATCCTGCTCTGCACCGAGGCGCGCGACCTGCTGGGCGCGCCCTGCATCGAGCGCTGGGACAGCTTGCAGGGGATCGAGCCGCACCGGATGCGGATTGAGCCGTGGGGCTGGCAGAAGGCCGAACGGCGCTTCCTGGGGATGTTCGCCGAGTTGACCGGAGGTGCGCTGTGAGCGAGAAACCGATCCTCTTTACGGCCGCGATGGTAGCAGCCGTCCGCGCCGGTCGGAAGACACAGACGCGGCGATTGGCCAAGCTCCCGTCCGACGTCCCCGCGGTGCTCCGTGTTGGCGCCGGCTGGCATGGGCACTACCCCGGCCCGGAAAGTGAGCCGGGGAGCGGGATCATACGCGCGAAACCGATCCCCTGCCCCTACCCGGTCGGCACCCGCCTGTGGGTGCAGGAAAGCTACGCGCTAAGCGGGATCGACACGGCTACGGTGTGCGCTGCCTCGCGGGCCAAGTCCGGGCTCCCGGCGACCTGTCGCTACCTGGCGGACGGCGAGGAGCGCGAGGTGCTCCTGACCCCGGACAACGTGCGGAAGCTCGCGGGACGCTCCACGGACCTGACGCGCCCGCTGGGCGGCCGGTTCATGTATCGCTCCTGCAGCCGGACCACGCTGGAAGTCGTTAGTGTGCGAGTGGAGCGGCTCCAGGAGATCAGCGAGGCGGACGCGCTGGCGGAAGGCATCCGATCCTTCACGAAGGACGGCCGGCTACTCAAGTACTGGGCGTGCGACCCAGCCGAGGACCTGCCCAACGATAAGCACCCGCTGTGGTGCGCCTGGCAATGCATGCCGAAGGACCCCCGCAAGGCGTTCCGCGCGCTTTGGGAGAGCATCCACGAGCCCGGCTCCTGGAACGCCAACCCCTGGCTCTGGGTGGTGGAGTTTCGGAAAGTCGAGGCGACCCCGTGAGCCTCGCTACCACCACCGATCGCCGCCACCACGCCTCCCGCGGCATCAAGCAGAGCGCGGCGCGCGCGGGCAGCCGCCACGAGGCGCACGTGGAGAGCAAGGCCCGGATCCGCGCCCGCATCGAGGAGGCGGTGACGCGCTGCTGTGAGGCGCTCCACCCGGACGGCCCGGTACCGCCGACCACCGCCGGGTTGCGGCTCTGGAAGACACTGGCGGGGGAGTTGGACGTGACCGAGCAGCAGGTCACGACCGTAGCGCGCGTCCTCGGGCGCTGGCCGTGGACCGCGGCGCAGGTGCTCGCGGCCGTGCGGGATGGGGTCTCCCCGTGAAATACGAGACCGTGGCCTCCGCCGAGGCCTCCCGTGGCGTCCAGCGGGCCCGGGAGCGGGCCTGGTGGCACTCTGGACCCCGGGCCGCCGTGATCCCCGCCCCCGGCCTGGACGTGCGGGAGCTGCAGGCGCTCGGCAAGCCGCGGGAACGGGTGCGGCAGGCGGTGGGGCAGCGCGGCGTGGACCTGAGCACCCTGACGCCGGTAAGTCGCTGGAAGCTCGCGCGAGAGTTGTGCGCGGAGGTGCGGCCGCTCTCCGCCGAGACGATCGACGAACACCTGGCCGCCCTGCAGCGCGAGGCCCGCGGCAGCCAGGAGCGGCGCCCGGCCCCGGTGCGGGAGACGCAGATTACGGAGAAGACGATGAGCGCAACGAAGCCGACGGTACGCGAGGAAGTGGTGGCCTGGGTGGTGGCGGACGGGATCGATGTCCGCGCCGCTTGTAGCGATGCCTGGAAGCGCAAGGTCGCGAAGGCAACGGGATGCTCGGTAAGCGCTGTGGAGACGGCCTTCTACAAGCTGCGGAAAGAGCGGCAGGCGGCAGAGCAGGATGAGCCAACGCAGCGGCGCGCGGTCAACGACCTGGCTTCGCTCCCCTGTGAGCAGTGCGGTGAGCGCCCGCGGGTCGTGGGGGGCGTCTGGTGCGACACCTGCAACCAGATCGAGCGCGAGTTGGCGGCCTCCGCCCCGGAGCGCACCGAGGAGCAGCGGCGGATTACGGAACTGGAGGCGGAGGCGCTGTTCTGCCGCACGCAGATGGAAGCGGCGGCGGCGCGGGCGAAGGCGGCGGAGGCGGAGCGGGACACCTTCCAGCGCTTTGTAGAGCAATGCCAGTTCGGCGCCGCTCGCACGATGGATCTGCTGGCGGCGGCAGGCATTACGAGTGAACTGACGCTGGTCGCCGCCGTCCAGCGCCTCATTACCGACCGGGATGAACGCCTCGCGACAGTGCAGGTGACCACCGACCGGCTCCGCGAGGCGCTGGAAACGGAGCACACGCGGGCGCTGCAGGCGGAGGCCGAAGTCGCCCGCCTCCAGGCCGTGACCACCGCGCAGGAAACGGCGCTCTATGAGCTGCGGCGGGAGCGGGATAGCTACCACCACGCCCTGGAGTTCTACGCGGAAGAGACGAGTTGGGCCTGCGAGGACCCGTCTACGGAGCGAGTGATCGGAGACGGTGGGCGCGAAGCCCGCCAGGCTCTCGGCGGCGCCCGCTCCCCCAACCCTGCCGATGGGGCCTTGGCGCAGGTCTGCCCGCACGGCCACGTCTACGGCACGGACCGGGAGACCTGCCCCGTGTGCGAGCTGGCGGAGGTGCGGGAGGTCCGCGACCTGACCGCCGCCCATAACGACCACCTGGAGAAGCAACTGGAAGAGCTGCGCGCCGAGGCCGAGCGGCTGCGGAACGCCCTGCCGGACGCCTCCATCCCCCTCTCGCTAGTCGCGCGGACCGTCGAAGCGCTGCTGGGTCCGGATCCGCGCTTCTGCGAGGTCCTCGCTGGCCGGCTGCTGGCGGGGACGATGATCACGGGAGGTGCGGCGTGAGCACCGTTTCCCTCCGTGGCCAGGACGGTGCGCTGCTGGAAGGGCAGGCGCTCCCGAACGGCGGCCTGCTTGTGGAGCGCGTCAACGGGAAAGATGCGCCCGTGCCGTACGCGATGTGCCCGGTGGGCGGGGCGTGGGAGAGCACAGTGGCGGTGACCGAAACGCCGCTGGTCGTCACGGCCTACGCTGACGAGCGGGTGACCCTGCTCCGTGGCCACGTGATTGCGGCGCTGCGGAGCATCCCCGCCGGCTCCGTCCACTGCGTGATGACCAGCCCGCCCTACCTCGGCCTCCGGGTGTACGGCACGGTTCCGCAGGTCTGGGGCGGGGATCCGGAGTGCGCCCACGCCTGGGGAGGGCTCGAACCGCCGCGCCGCTCGCGCTGGGGCGACCTGGACACGCTTTCCGAGAAGCAGGCGTCTAACCGGGGCTCCGCCTCCAACGTGGAAGCGCTCACCGCCTCCACGGGTCAGTTCTGCCAGCTTTGCCATGCGTGGCGCGGGGAGCTGGGTTCCGAGCCGACGGTTTCCCTGTTCATCGCCCACCTGGTGGAGGTGTTCCGAGAGGTGCGGCGGGTGCTGCGTCCGGACGGCGTGCTGTGGATCAACATCGCGGATAGCTACTGCTCGTCCCCGGCCGGCAACGTGGCACCCGTGCAGGATGCCGACGGGGCCTATGCCCGGAAGCACGCCCGGATGCGAGCGGCGACCGGCGAGGACGCGATGCGGCGGCCGGTGGATTTCGGCGCGGACCGGATCAAGCCGAAGGACCTGTGCCTGGTGCCGCAGCGGCTCGCGGTGGCGATGCAGGAGGACGGCTGGTATGTGCGGGCGGACTGCCTGTGGCACAAGCCCAACCCGCTCCCGGAAAGCGTGCCGGACCGGCCGATGACGAAGGATCACGAGTACGTCTGGATGTTCACGCCGACGGCGCAGAACTACTGGGATGACGTGGCGGTGCGGGAGCCAGCGGCACCCGATTCCGCACGCCCCAGCAAGCACCGGCCGCGCGGCGAATGGAAGAGTCGCAAGGCGGGGCAGTATCACGAATGCAGCGCGGAGCAAGCCGCGGCTACCCTGCATTCCGGCTCCGACACCCGACGCCGGCGCTCCATCTGGACCATCCCGACGCAGGCGGTGGCCGGTTGCCACTTCGCCACCTACCCCGAGAAGCTGGTCGAGACGCCAATCCTCGGCAGCACGTCGGCGCACGGGGTCTGCGGGCTCTGTGGCGCCCCGTGGGAGCGCGTGAGCGAGCCGACGCCGGAATACGCGGCGTGCTTCGGCAGCAACACTGGGGCGGACGCGGAGCGGGCCGAGAAGGGCTATCAGAAGCGCTCCCCGGCGGTTTGCGCGTCCTACGTGACCACCGGCTGGAAGCCGTCCTGCGACTGTCACCCGGCGTTCGCGGGCGAGCCGGTGCCGGCGACGGTGCTGGACATCTTCAACGGCAGCGGCACCACAGGAGTCGTCGCGCTCAGGCACGGGCGGCGCTACATCGGGATCGATCTCAACGCGGATTATCTCGAGCTGGCGAAGCAGCGGCTAGGGGTGGCGACCCCATGAATCCGCCGCGCCACACCCTCGCGGTCACCGTCCCCGTCGCTGACCTCCTGGACGCGAAGCGCGCGGGGATGTTGCCGGCGGCGCTCACGGATGCCCTGTGGCGCGCGGTGGAGCGGGTAGGCGGCCTGGAGCTGCACGCCTTGGAGGCGGAGCAGCGAGAGTGGAACGAGCACGAACGCGCGCAACCGGACGCGCGGGGTTGGGGGAAGAAAGGCGAGGAGTGATGCGGTGGATCTACGTTTTGGCGGTGGCGAACAACACCGGGGCAGAGCCGATCGAGTTCACGGTCCGCGAGCTCGACGGCGTGGAGATCGACACGCGGGAGAAGGCTTACGACGCGGGCCAGCGAATGATGCGGGGCGAGTTCTTGCTGCCGGTCACCGCTCCACTACAGGCGAACGACTTCGTGCTCGGGATTGCCGAGCAATGAGCTTCGGTAGACGCATCATCGCCAAGCCGGAGCAGGTGGTGGACCACATCCCGGCGCGCAGCGTGGAGCAAGTGGGACTGTTCGGAGTGTTCGCGGTCGCGCGGTGTAAGGACGGGGACGGCTTGGACCTGGTTTCGTGCTGGCGGCGGTTCGCGGGCGGGTGGGAGAACGTGACCTGGGACGAGGTGCCACCGCACGTCCGGGCACAGGCGATTCCCGCGGTGGGGGTCTACTGGCGGCGGCGCTGATTACGAACGACGTGCCCGGCGCGGCTGGGAGAGAGGGGGAGGGATGGGAGTAACGAAGCGACCGGAGACGTATAGCACCTCGGACGGGAAGGAGTTCACGGACGCCAACGAGGCGGCGCGCCATGAGGCGGCGGTGCAAGCGGTGCAGGAGTTCGGCGAGGCCCGGAAGCGTCTAGGGCGGCTGTTGGCCGGGAGCCAGCGGACGGCAGACGGGCAGGCGTTCGAGATGGGGATTTGGCGCGATTACTACCACCTGGCGCCGGGCTACTTCGACATGCCGGCCCTGGTCCCGGTCAATTTCAGCTACCAGACCGAGTTCGGCTTGGACGAATCCGGCGCGGTAACCCTGATCAAGACGGAGCACGATCGGAGCGGCGCGCGGCGGGATACGTCCTACCGTGTCAGCGATCTGTACTTCCGACGGGAGGCGGCCGAAGAGGCGCTGCTGGCGGCACAAGAGGCGTGGCTGGCAGAGCGCGTGGAAGATGTAGCCAAGCTGCGGGCACGGGTGGTGCCAACGGAGGAGCCCCAATGCTCCTGATCGGTTTCACCGGCCATCGCGACAAGGTGACCGACCCGGAGGCCCTCGACCGCATCGCGGCAGCGCATCCGGGCGCGACGTGGATCCACGGGGGTGCCGTGGGCTTCGACACCCAGGTGGAGCAGGCAGCGAAACGGCATGACTTGCCCACCGTCGTCATCCGCCCGGACTACCAGAACCATCCGCCGAAGGTCGCGCCCCTGATCCGCAATCGCGAGATCGTGGACCGGGTAAAGGCCACCGGCGGCACGCTGTATGCCTGCTGGGACGGGCGGCAGCGCGGCGGGACGTGGTCGACGATCAACTACGCGCGGGCACAGGGCGTGCCCGTGGTGATACTGGAAGCGAGGAACGGATGAGCGAGGAGTTAGTCTTACCCGACACCCACGCGGACCTGCTGGCCACGCTGGACCGGCTCCTGGGAGAGGTGGGCCACTACGCCCCAGACGGCGTGATGCGCTCTTTGGTGGCCGCGCTGGGGGCAGCAGCGGCGCGGGAGATGTCCATCGCCCAGGCGCGGGAACAGGCGCTGCGGGAGGCGTTGGAGGACCTGCGCCGGCGGGTAGACGCGGGCGGCTGGGTGCCGTTGGCGAGTCTGCGGGAAGTGATTTACTCCGCCCTCGCCGCACCCGTCGACACCGCCGCCCTCGACGCGCTGCTGGCCGAGGCGACGGGGCGAGCGGGAGCGGTGCGCCCAGGTGGCGGAGGGGATCACGGGGCACGGCCGCGGGGCCGAGGTGGCTGCGGCCCGGATTCGAGCGCTGGAGGAGGAGGCATGAACCAGCAGGAGCCTCCCGTTGAGCCCTTGCCGTTGGCCCCGGCGCCGCGCCTCCCCGATAGCGAACCCCTGGCCGACGCGCTCTCCGCACTGCTGGCAGTGGCCGGCTCGCTCCAGATGCTGGATATCGCGGCGTATCCGATCGCGCTCAGCATCTTGCGCGCGTGTCAGTGCGCTGCGGACGGCGACGTGGAGCAGGCCGTGGAACTGTTGCGAGAGAAGACGAGGAAGTGGAAGGGGGAGTCGAAATGCTAAAAACGATGACCTGGACTTCGACGCTGGAGACATTGACCTGCTGTTCCTGTGGGGTCCCCTATGCGGCGCCGGAATCGCTCCTGAGCGCCCGCCGAAAGGATGGGGCGAACTTCTACTGCCCCAATGGACACCCGCAATCTTCCGGGAATCTGAAGCGGACCAACTCCGGAAGCAGTTAGACGCCCAGAAGGTGCGGCTGTCACAGGTGGAAGCGGACGCGCGTTGGCAACGGGAACAGAAGGACCGGGAGCGGGAGGCCAAGGAGCAGGCGGAGCGTCGGCTCAGTGCTACCCGCGGCGTGGTGACGCGCATCCGCAACCGGGTGGCGAACGGCGTGTGCCCCTGCTGTAACCGGACTTTCGCGGACCTGCATCGACATATGGCAAGCCAGCATCCGGAGTTCGTGGAGATGGAGCAAGCTGATGAGTGAGCCAGACCTGGCCTCAGAGCCTCCCGTTGAGCCCCTGCCGCTGGCCCAGGTGGCGCCACTCCTCCGAGCGCGGCTGGCGCGGGAGTGGCCCGGGGTGCGCCTCCGCGTCTCGGTGCACGGCGCAGAGGCCACGCTACGGGTCACATGCCCCCGCGGGACCGTGGACCTCCGGCGTCTGTGGGCGGTGGCCGGCGAATACCGGGGGATGGGCCACGATGCGGTGGGGAGCGGCTACTCCGTGCTGCACTGGCTCCTGCCGGATGGGTCGCTCCGCGTGGCGCTCGCCGAGCTTTACCCCTTCGAGATTCTGAACCCGGCCGACCTTCAGCCCGCCCCATCCCTTGACGCGCGCCTGGTGCAGTCGGAGGCGGATTACATTCTAGTTGAGGAGATACGGTGATCCCCGCAGGGTAGCCCCTTCACTCGATCTTGACGCCCCACCGCTCCCCGTAGCGCTCCAGCGCCAGCCGGTAGCGGCGCACCAGCTCCGGCCCGTGCGCATCGCCGGCCTCCTCGCTTTCCGTGGCGCGTTCCAGGCCGCCGAGGAGGCACCGGTAGCCGTTCAGGACCTCGCCGCTCTCGGCCAGGTCGATCGCTTCGGTGACGGCATCCACGAGGAGGTCGAGCTCGTATTTCGGCAGCGGGGGCGGCGGGGTCGTATCGTGGTCAGGCATGCGGCGTTGTTCGGCGAGGGATGCGCAAGGGCCTGCCGGTGTTGCGGGGAAACTCGTTCAAGTCCTTGCGTAAACTGTTTCGCGTGCGATATAGTATCAGCGTAGGCAGGGACTCTGCAGGAGACGACAGATGGAATCTACGCGCATCGAACTGGATCTTGACGAACTCAAAGCGATTTTGGACGAGGCCACCGGGCTGGAGTTTGAGCCGAAGTCCACCCCCGGCCTGACTCAGGCAGATGTGGATCGGGGCGGGAATTACCGGTTGTACTGCGCTCCGACGTGGGCAGAAGCCCTCTGCGTCACCCCCACGCCTGAATGGCCAGAGTTGGTGAGTAAAACGCTGGCTGCGCTGCGGAGCCGGGGGCTGTTCGCGGCCATCAGCGCGGAGTCTCCTTCGATCATCAAGGTCTCCGGCGACCCGCTGCACTCGGCGCTACCCGGCACTCGCGCCGCCGGCGCATTGGTGGACATGCTCTATCCTAGCGAACCTCCTAGCGCTCCCATGCCGAAGCAGCCGCTCACAGTCGAAGAGGCGGCCCGAATCATCCAGCGGCAGAACGGGACCGGCAACGTGTCGCCGCAACGCGTTCGCACTCTGATTCGGGCGGGACGGCTGGCGGCAACTCGCGAAGAGACCCCGCGCGGCCCGATCTGGTGGCTGGACGCCGACGAGGTGGCGCTGTTTAAGCCCCAGCGCCCCGGCCGACCCTCGAAGGCGTCGGCGGAAGGGTAATGGAGGTACGCAGCGAAAGGCCGGGAGGAGCGTTACTGCTCCTCCCGGCCGGGTTCAGGCGTCAGGTGTCACACCTCCTGCAGATGCTCCTGCAGGTTGAGCACGCCGGCGCCGGCGGGAATGCCGGTTCGCACGCTGCCCCAGTTGGGCACGCAGAACACGTATTCGCCAGCCCCATCTTCGAACTCGTCCGCGGTCACGCACACCAGGTCGGCCACGCCGCTGCCGTTGGTGGTGGCGGAGAGCCGCTGCGCCTGGATGAGCGCCTGATCGAGCGTCGCCTTCTGCTGCGCGAGCTGCGCGGTGACCACCACCCCGCTCAGGGCCGCCCCGTTCGCGCCCACCAGGATGATGCGGACCACGCGGGTACCGGGCGAGACGGAGGCGACGGGAATCGGAGCCAGCGCCACGCTCACGTCCTCGTCTCCGTTGACCGTAAACGCCTGATCCGCTACGCCGCTGTAGCCTGCCAGGGCGTTGACGCTCGCCGTGTAGCTGCCATCGTCCAGAGACGTGCTAAACTCCCCGTCGGCATCCGTGCGCCCCTGCTCCACCAACGAGCCCGCCACCGTCTTCACGCTCACCAGTGCTCCGAAGATGGGGTCTAGCGTGTCCTCGTCGGTCACGGTGATCGTGACGGTGTGCGCGCCGATCGTCTCGCCGCCCTCGCCCTCTCCGGTCAGCCACTCCGCATCGCCCTGATCCCGGATCGCTTCGCCGCTGTCCGTGGTGTTGTCGAACGTCGTTCCGGCGGAGAGGTCCGAGGGGGTTAGTCCGTTAGCCTTCGCCGCGAGAGCGCGGAAGGCGCCGAGCACCGTGTTGATGCCGCTGCCGGTCCAGGCGCCGAGCCGATTCAGAAGGGTGGTGGCCTTGGTATCGGCGGAAGCAGCGCTGGACGCCGCGGCGGTGGCCTGGGTGGCGGCCGTAGCGGCGTTGGCCCCGACCGTCGCGATATCCGCCGGCAGGTTTCCGCTGTCGAGCTCCGCCAGGCGGGCCTCGGTGGCCGCGCTGTGGATCGCCTCCAGCTTCGTCCGGTCGGCGCTGGTGAAGTCCACCGCCGTCGTATCGACCACCTGGCTGACGTTCCCGAACAGTCGCGTGGCGCCGCCCTCCACCAGGCTGAACACGAAGACGAGCTCCTCGATCGCGTGGGCGCTGTCCACCGTGTAGGTAGAGCGATAGCGCCCGGTGCTCACCAGGGTCATGGAGGTGCTGTCGAGGTTGCCGTCCCGCGAAGTGCCGGACTGGTTAACGACGGACAGCGTGGGCGCGCTGTCCGGCGCTTCCATGCTGCCGGTTTCATCGTAGCAGTAGAGCTCGATCCGGAACGCCGTGCTGCCGCTGTCCGGACGTTCCACCAGGTTCGGGACCACGCGGACCACCCGCGTGTTGTTCTGGATCGCCACCACCTCGGCGGAGCCCGCCACGTTCCCGGTGATGTTCAGCTTGTCGAGGAGGGCGGCCCGGTCGTTGGTCAGCCGCAGGAGTAGCGTAGCGACCCCGGACGAATCCGGCGGCGTGCCGGAAACCGTGTTCGCGTCCACCTCCGCCTCGATTTGGAAGGTGTGAACGGCGCTCCCTGCCACCCCGCCGACCACGGCGCGCACCCGGATCGTGTAGCACTTGCCCTTCTCAAAACCGCTGCCGGCGCTGAGGGTGATCTGCTCTGAATACTGACCGACGGTGTTGCCGTCGTCGAGCAGGGCCATGGTGCCCGTGAGGAGCGGCGTGGTCGTTTCGTCCTCGTACACGCGATAGCTCGGCGCGGCGTCCGCGTCCGTCTCCGCTCCTGCCGTCGAGTGCGTATTCACCACAAAGGTGAGGGAATCTTCCAATTTCCAACTGCCCAGGTAGCTCATGGGGGCTCCTACGAAATGACGGGAGAAGAGAAGATCGAGCCGCCGCCTGACGCTTCGGTCGGCGTGGTGCGAACGGTCATAATCTCGCCCAGGAGCAGCAGCATCCCGGGAACGTTCGGGTGGATGCCGTCCTCGGTAAACCGACCGGCAGCCCCCAGGATGGGCCCCAGGCCAATGAGGATCTGCATGAGCGTGGCGCACGGCACGAGGAACAACTGATCGCTAGGAATGCCGGCATCGATCGCGGCCTGAAAGACGCTGCTTTCCCACGCGCCGGACGGCGAGAGGATGGTCCAGTTCGCGCCCGGGTTGATCGCGTACTCGTACTGGAAACAGGCCAACGCCTTCGTGTACGGATCGGTGGGACTGGAACCCCAGAGGTCGTTGTAGCCGAGCGCCACGAGGTATTCCTCGATGGCGGTGGCGTCGTCCCAGTTGTTGCTGGCGTCCTTCTTGCCCCAGGCGCCCCCGGCGTCCCGGTTGATCGCCGGCCAGGTGCCGGTGCCGGCGGTGTTGGTCCACCGCCCGCCGGCCACTGCGTGGAACTCCGGCGACATGCGGAGCGCCCGGGCGTAGAAGTGCCCGAAGCTGATCGACGCGTCGTGGTTGGTCTGCACGTCCCCGCTTCCGAGCGAGGCATAGCCGATCATCATGGAGTCCCCGATGATCCGCATGCGCCCGGTGCGCGCGATGCACGGGCCAGAGGTCATTCCCACCAGGGACGCTCCGCCTGGCAGAACGAGGTTCTTGATCCGGAACCGCTGCGTGGTCCAGAGGTCGCCGCCGCTCGCCCGGTTGAAGGAAAGCGGCTGCACCTGTAGCCCCACATCACCCGTCTCCGCCTTCCCCCGGAACAGCCGGTGATAGTAGGTGGTCGGGTCGGTGCTCTGCAGCGCGTAGCGTTCCTGCACCGCGTCCACCAGGACGCCCAGGTGCGGCCGGAACCCGGACACCGTCGGCGTCAGGTCGAAGCACATCACCGCGCCGTTGCCGTTGCGGACGCCGCAGATGAGCCCGTTGCCGGGGCTGTTCGTCTCCCAGTAGGCGTTGCTGGCGCCGAGGATACCGGCTTTGGAGAGGAACGACCGGAACGTGGCGTCGTTCGGCGTGAGGACCTGGGCGTAATCCCGCACCAGCGCAATGAGCACCTGTTGCCCGCTCGTGGAGTTGAGCCGCGCGAGGCCGAGCTTGGAGAGGTCGGTCCCCGGGTCGATCGTGAGCGTCACGGTGTCGCCGTCGTTCACGGTCTGGGCCGTGATGCTGACGCCCGTGATCGCCACGCCGGACTGGTCCGTGATCGTCCAGGTGGAGCCGGTGAACGTGGTGCCGCTGCGGCGCTTCACCTGGAGGGACTGCCCGCCGGCGCCGATCCGCACCTGACTCAGCGACGGCATGGCCGTCGCCGCCGCCGTTTGCCCGGTGGCAATCGCCTGCCAGCGGTTGAAGTGGTAGCCTTTGCTGGTGCTCGGCTGATCGCCCCCGGTCGGCGCCATCGCGATGACGGGACAGAGACCGGTGAGATGCACGCCGGACGCGGACGTGTCCTGGATGGTGCCGATGTAGACCCCCTTCCAATACACGTCGAAGTTCAACGTGGAGCCACTGCCGCTGTACCAGCGGTCCACCGTCACCTCGCCGCCCGTCGAGTCCACGGGGACGGTGACGGAGCCCAGCGCCGCGCCGATGGTGCCGGCCGTGCTCTTGCGGACGCTGAAGTTGTTACTACCGGCCGTCCCGGTGAACAGGTGGTCGTAACCGTCCTGCGAAGCTACTTTCGTAACCTGGCCGATGACGAAGTAGCAGTGAGAGCTGACCTTTCGCAGCCAGACGGAAATCCGGTTCGAGACGTGCGTGATAGCGCTGTCGATCACGCCCCACTTCGTGCCGGAAGTCCCCTCGATGTAGCCCGAGGTCGAATTGTAGGGCCAGTCCGGCACCCCTGCCGAACCGAAAGCGGACGACGGGTGATTGATCAGGAACGGATTCGTATCCGACCCGCCGCGCTCCGGTAGATAGCGGCTGACGGGCTGGCCGTTATCTCCGAGTCCATGGAGCAGGAAGTCGTGCGAGGGCATGAGGGGTCACCATGCAAAACGGCCGCCCCGAGGAGGGCGACCGGTGGAGAGGGCGGGCAGCGAAAGGGTTAGCCCACGCGGCCCGCGAGGGGCGGGAGAGTGAAATCGAGCGGCGCCAGCGCCTCCGCTACGCCCAGCGCCTCCGCTACGCCCAGCTCGCGCGCCCGCCAGGCCCGGTAAGCCCGGTAGAGCGCGGCGGCGTCGGCCCCGCGGCACGTGGAGCCGGCCCGGTGGTGGTAGCGATGAACCGGCGGCCCGTCCGGGAGCGGGTGCAGCACGGTTCCGTTCAGCCACCAGCGAAGCCAGAGAGCGACGTCCTCGTGGGCGTCTAGCTCCTCGGGAAACAGGCAGCCGTCCGCCGGCACCAATGAAGCGTGCAGCAGGGTCGCCCACGGGCCCAGCGCGCCCTTCCACTGCTGTTGTGCCGTCGGCCGGATGAGGGAGCGGCTTCCGCTCAGCGGCACGGCCTCGTACGGCCCGCTCACCGCCAGGTGTCCCGCGTCTCGCGCCTGCCAGAGCAGCCCCGGGCGCCCCGGTAGCATCTCGTCATCGGCATCCATGAGCAGGAGCGCGGGATAGGCGCGGGAGAGCCCCTGCCCGTCCGCCAGGGCGCGGTTCTTGGCCTGGGCGGCGTTGCGGGCTTTCGGATGCCGCGTCACCAGCCGCATCCCGCAGCTCAGCGGGTACCGCTCCACCAGCTCCGCGCTGCCGTCCGTGCTGCCGTCGTCCGCGTAGACCAGCGCCCACCGGTAGCCGGCCAGGCTCGCCTCCACGCTCCGCAGGCACCGTTCGACCCACTCCGCGACGTTGTGCCCCGCCAGGCTCACCAGGAGTCCGGGGAGCGGCTGCCAGTGATGCGAGGCGCCCCATTCGTGGCAGCCGTGGAGGGCGTGGAACAGATGGAGATTCGCCTGGAACCGGAGGGAGGCATAGACCACCTGCTCCTGCTCGAACAGGTGGCCATAGTGATGGGCGTGGGCTTTCGGCTCTACGCCCCAGCGTCCGCCGCGCCGCAACGTCTGAATGAGGAGCTCGGGTTCGTCGAACCCGTACCCCGTCAGCCGCTCGTCGTACGGCTTGCCCGGCGTGCCGATACGCTCCAGCCACCACGCGTCCCAGAGGATGCAGCAGCCCCAAAGGGGTTCATTGCGGCGGCTGCGCGCGGGCACCACCACCGCTTTGTAATGGGGGGAGTCCGTCGTCAGGTGCGGACCGGCCGCCGTCCAGCCTTCCTCAATGAGGGCCAGGCGGAGCGCCGCCAGTGCCCCCGGCCGGAGGTCGCAATCGTCGTTGAGCGCGAGGAAATAGCCTTCGTCACGGCGCCGTGCCCACCCGGCGTTGAGGGAGCGCGAATAGGTGTAGTCGCCCTCCAGCTCGACCAGCTCGGCCAGGCCGGCGCAGGCAGCACGGGCGCGTTTCTGTGCGCCCGGCGTGACCCGGCACAGAACCACGAGCACCCGCAGGCTTACCCCCTCGCTGGCCGCGTGGAGGTGCTGCAAGCAGCGGCGGAGCTGCCTCCCGGACTTGCCGCCGGAGGGGATCACCGCCAGGACGGAGCGGCCGCGATCGGGACTGCGCTGCGGCAGGGGATCGACCCAGGGGAACCAGGGGTTGGCCGGGGCGACGGGAGCGGGGCGGCGGGAGCGGCTACGGAGGAGCATGGCTAGTGGTCCTCCACGTAGCCGGAGAGCTCCACCACCACATACCCGCCACTGACGGTCAGCGTCCCCGGCACTGTCACGAAGACTTGCAGCAGATCCCCGGCGGCGAACGCCAGATTGAGCTCTCCGACCTTCTGGCGACCGTCAGCGGTTTCCAGGTCCAGCCATTGCGACGTTACCGGGGAGCCGTTCTGGTAGACCGCGGCGCGATAAGCGCCGGTGCCGCTGAGGAGCGTGGTGTTGCAGAGGATCGAGATCCGCCGCGCCGCGCCATCCCCCGGGCAGAGCCACTCCGAGAGCGCCACAGCCCCTACAGAGGCGCTGAGCGGGAGGATGAGGCTTTGCGGCGTGGTGTTGCGCGTGGTCGGGGCCACGTCCTCCCAGCGGGCCAAGGGAGCGATGCGCTGCCCGCCGATGGCGGTAGCGATGGCGGCGTCGACGTAGTTCTGGTTTACGGCGTCGGCCCCGGCCGTGGGGGTGTCCGGGAGGTCCGTAAGCCGGTTCCCGTCCATACTCTGGTCGCCGGTGAAGTCCCGCGTGCCGTCGGCTTTGATAAGGTCCGCCGTCGCCGCGTCCACATACGCTTCCGTGGCGTAGTCCGCCGGATCGAAGCCGCTGTCGTAGGGATACACGTCCACCGCCGGGACGCCGGTCCCGGTCGGGTGCGCGCGCCACCGCGGCCCCTCGCAGCGGAGCGTGAGCTCAAGCTGTGTGCTGGTCCCGTAGTCGCCGGCCTCGGCATCCGCCGCGTTCTGGACGAGCAGGTACACGATGGCGAAGGACGGCGCGAACGTATCCGGCGTGACCAGGTTGTTGCCGTCGGCGAAGCCCGCCGCCGTCGCCTCCCCGTCCTGATAGCCCACGAGACGGGAGATGAGCGTTTTCGTCGGGTCCTGGTCGCAGGAAGCGCGGACCAGGAACTCGCCGCCGTAGGAGCCGAGCTCGGACAGGTCCACCTTGACGACGCGCGCCTCCCCGGGTGGACACTCGATCGGATCGAGCGGCACATACTGGACATAGGTCTCCTTGAGGTCGAGCTCGGTGATCGCTGGATCCGCTTCCGCGTCGCTGCCTTCCGTCCAGTCCGGGCCGACGAGGGTGACCGTGAGGGTAAAGGTGTCGTTCGTGAGGTTCAGGAGCGGCTGGGTGATGTTCCGCAGCCGCAGCACGCAGACCCCGCCGCCCTTGCTGGCCAGGTCCGCGCCCCCTGAAATCGCTGTTTGCACCTCCTCGACCACCAGGCGCGAGGTCGTGCCGCCCGTGACGGCATCCACCAGGACGGTGTAATTGCCTTCCGCCGGGAAGCTGCCGCGCTCGCTGAAATCGACCTCGACGTAACGGGTTTCGCCGGACGGGACGTCCACGTCGAACGTCGGGAGCTCCTCCACGTGCACCGCGTAAGTGCTGCCCGGGTCCGTATTCGTGATCTGCAGCTTCCACACACCGCCGCCGGTGTCGACCACGGCGAGGGAGATGCCGGTCCCGGCCGTCACTACGTCCGCGAGGGGCCCGCTGGTGCTGTGCGTGCCGTCGGTCTTGACGGTCTGCGCGTCCAGCAGCGCGACGTAGGCGGAGCCGGTCCACCAGTAGTAGCCGCCGTCGGTCTGCGCCAGAAACGAGACGTTACTCGGCGGGGTGTCGCCGGGCGGGCCGGGGTCGCCGGTGCGCCGGAACAGGATCCCGCCCTGCAGCTTGATCATCACGCCCGACCGGTCAGTGTCGACCACCGCCCCGTCCAGGGTGCGGCAGCTCCCCAGGAACACCGCATCCGGGCTGGGCGCCGTCAGGCTGTTGTTGACCGGCTGCAGCGTGTTACCTTGCGTGAGCCAGACGAAGATCCGCTCCCCAGCGTAGTCGCCCGCGTCGTGGATATCGTCCGTCACGGCGACGGTGGTGTCCGCGTCGAAGCCGATCGGAATATCCGCCCAGGCCTGCCCGGCGGTCACCGGGAGCGCAAGGGAGGCGTCCGTCTCCAGCAGGAGCCCCTGGCTGATCGCCCGCGCGCCGCCGCCCATCCGGCCGAGCGCTTCGATCGTCTTCGCCCACCGGTGCCAGACCGGCACGCTGTCGATGGCCGCGTCCCCGATCAGCAGCGCTTCGATGATTTCGGGCGCCTCGCCGTCGGGTGTGATCCAGCCGGAGGGCACGTTGACGGCCGGTACTTCGGTAGCGAGTAGGTCGTAAGTGGGCATGGTGGTGACGAAGAGAAAGCCGGCACGCGAGGCCGGCGGGAGGGCGAGTTTTGGATTTCGGGATTCGGGATGTGTCCTACGTGATCCGGGTCACGCTCCGGCAGCGGTCATAACTCACCCACTGGGAGTCCTCGGTCTCTCCCTGGAGGACCGCGGTGAGCAGCCAGCGCTCCTGCGCGTCGTTGGCGGGGGAGAGGCTGAACCCCTGCGGCTCCCACCGAAGCGGCAGGCCGTCCCCGTCGGAGATGATGAGCGCATCCTCCGGGCCGCTCTGCCCGACGCGCTGCAGGGAGACCGCGATATCGCCGGCGCCGGTGTCCGGCTCCGCTTCGATGAACGCGGCGCGGACGATCGCCCCGTGCTGGTCCACGCGGATCAAGTACGGGGTCGCCCCTTCGGTGAACAGTCCTGCCACGTCCGTCACCTCCTCCCAGCTCTCGCCGCTGTCGCGAGAGGTCCACTCGGCGATCGCCCCGTCCGCGTCCACGTAGCCCACGTGGACCGTGTCCCGGACCGGGTGATAGGCCAGGGTCGGCGCCGTGGATCCGACCGGCCCCACGAACACGTCGTCAAAGTCCCAGGGCGGGCCGCTGCTGAACCGCGTCCGCTTGATCCGGACCTGGCCGGAGAGCGTGTCGGCCACCAGGTAGGCCCCATGGTCCGTGTGGACATTCGCGAGCCGGCTGCCGCCGCTCGCCGGGTCGGCCCGGTACCCGGCCACGAACAGGTTCCACACGCCGGACGCCGGCCCGACGCCCACCTCGAAATCGTAGGCGCTGTCGTTCCCGGCGCGCCGGGTGGCCACGTAGAGGCTGTCCGGATCTGGTTCCCCGGGCCGCTGCCCGGTCCAACTGCCGTGCTCCGTCCAGCCCGGGGTGTTCAGGGCGTAGGCCGGGGTCTCCGCGCCTTCTACCGGCAGCGCCAGTCCGAGCACCGCCACCAGCAGGTCGCCGCGCTGGAGGCCGAGCTGCGGCATGGTCGGGGTGCCGAACGGATGGAGGAGGCCCGCGTCGTCCCCGTTGGGGGAAGTGCCGCCGACCGTGCCGTCGTAGCTGGACGTACCGGTGAACACCAGGAACGCCCCGGCCCGCTCTACGCCCTTCGTCCGCAAGACGGCGATACTGGACGCCTGCGGTACCGTGATCTGGTCGCCGATGCTGAGCGGGTGCTGCAGGTGGCAGGAGTGCACCGTGACCCCGATGCCCCCGAGGATGCTGGGGTCCACGTCGCCGCGGAAGGGGAAGGCGTTCGCAAACCCGTCGTTGACGTCGCGGCGGTAGGGGTTACCCTGCGTGTCGTGCGCCAACTGGGGCAGCGCCGGGTCCAGGTCGAGCCGCTGGTAGGTGGAGAGGACGAGGAGCTGCGAGCCGGCCGGGGCGTCGTCGGTGAGCTCCACCACGCCGGCGCCGGCCACGCTGCCGATGAGGACCGGGGGGCGGATGGGCATGGCTCAGTTCACGCAGCAAAAAGCCCTCCCGGCGGGGGAGGGCGGAGAGGGCGCCGTGATGGTTAAAGTGTGGTGAGGTCGATCGAGCGTATCGAGAGTAGCTCGAACTCCTCGCGGTCGTCATGGATCTGGTAGTAGACCTGCACCACCAGGAGCCCTCGAACCACAATCTGGCGGATCACCCATAGGCCCGCGGTGGGCATATAAGCGCCTTTGCGGGGATCTCGCCGCAGAATTCGATAGGCGCCGCTTTCCAGGGCGGCGGCAATGGCCCCAGTGCCCGCTTCGATTTCTCGAAGTTCCGCCGTGTAGCGAGCAGATGGCGACGGCAGGTACACTTAGCGTCCTGCGCTCACTAACTGCCTGGCGTACGCTATCTCGTCTTCAGTCGCCGGGGACACATCCACCAGCGCCGTCTCATACGGGATTTCCTCGCCCATCGCCGCGGCCTGCCAGCCGATGAAATCATGGGAGAGGTCGCTCACGCCGCGGGCGTTGTGGTCCCGGAGTTGATCGATTACCACATCCACGAGGGCAATTTCAGCGCCCGTAAACAGGGACAGGTCCGGCTCCCGCAAGGCCATCGGCTTCTCCTGCGGATGACCGTGAAAGCTCCGCTTGGCCATCGCCAGCTCGCCCGCCTTCTCCATCTTCGTTAGCAGCCGCGTGGCGCGAGGGGGCACGGGGCCATTTGGTAGCTTTACGTACGGCTGGCCGGTAATGGATGATCCCAGTTCCACGAACGCGCCAAAGTCCGAGTAAAACAGCAGCTTGCAGAGCTTGGTCTTGGCGAACGCCAAATCCCCCTCGCACTTCTTCGCGAGGTAGAGGATCAGTTCTCTGAGTTTGGTATCGTCTCGGGGTTCCATCGGGCATCTCCGCGCCGATTGTAACAGAATCCAGGGTTCACCGCACGCGTCGGTCGCACGCTCCCCCGGTCGCTGCCCGGACAGTTGCGCGTTCCCGTGGCGGTACCCTGCATTTTCTGCGCCAATCACATGGATCAAGATACCCGTTCGCGCGAATTCACTTAAACGCGAGGTGCTATTGTGCCTGCCACTGCCCCACGCACTGACCGCCTCCCGATTCCGGGAGGCGGTCTTTGTTTCAGCCCCGGCAGGAAGGCAGGCGAGCGCTCGCGAACGGCTGCCCAGTGTTCCGGCGGCGGTCAGCGCCCCCGGGGTTGGAGGATGGTTCGCGCCATGGCTTACCACTGTCCCCGTTGCCACTCGCCCATCAAGGGCCATAGCTTTCTCAAGTGGGAGTGCAGCGATCGCTGGTGCGAAGAGCGGTGGCGCAACGAGATGTCCGAGCAGCTCCAGGCCAAGGGCAACATGTTTCGCCCGGCAGCGATCAGCGAGAGTTCCTTGCCCCAGCTCGTCAGTTGCGGCACTTGTGGCCGGCAGATCTCGCGTCGCGCCAAAGCTTGTCCCGGATGCGGAGAGCCGGCGTAACTTTACCGCCTCCCGGCAACGGGAGGCGGTCTTTGGTTCAGGCCGCTTCAGAACCAAGGGTCTTGAGGGAACGGCCCACCTTCCCGTAGCCACGTCCGGAGGGCGGGCATCGCCAGGTCAGGATAGTGCCGCCAAGGGAGGTCGATGCTCGCGATCCACTCTGGTAGTGCATGGCGATAAGCCTCCCAGCCCGCGGCATCGTTTCGGAAGGCTGCGACTAGTAGGACGAATGGCGCGCCTGCCAGCCACCATACAGGACACAACGCGTAGATCAGCATCACCAGCACGCTCGCCAACAGATAGATAGTGAGCACGAAAACGTGCGAGGCCAGGGCTATCAGGCAAAAGACCGGGAGCCGCATTGCCAAGCCAAGCCAGTAGAAGGCACCTTTCCTGTCCGACTCTTCAGCTGGCTCAGGGATCTCGCGTTTAGGGCCTACGGGGTCCCCGGAGTGGACAAGCCACGCCATGACTGTCGGCTCCCCGCGCGGCTCCCACTCGCGGCTCCCGCCGAAATCTAGCGTGTAAAAGGTGACTACGTTGCCCCGGAGCTCGGCTCGATACAACGCGCTGTTATGACGACCAAACCCGCGAGCCGCACGCACTCCCGTCTGGCCCTCCTCCGCGCGGGCGAGCACGGCCTGCAGTTCCGCGCTACACTCTTCGAGCTTCACTCCTCGGCTCGCCGCGCCGCCTCTAGCTGCTCCACCGCTGCCCGGGCGACTTCCAGTTCCGCTTCCGCTTCGCTTTCCCGGCGCACGGCTTCCACCGCTCGCCGGTGAGCCTCCTCCCAGGCCGCTTGCGCAGCCGCCAGGCGCTCGTAAGCGGCGGTGAGTTCAGTCTCGCTCACTCCACGCCCTCCCGCTGGGCGAGCTGCCGCAGCGCCTCCCGAATGGCCCCGCTCTCACCTCGCGGCTTGTCTCCGAGCTTCACCGCGGCCAGTCGGTCAAGCAGCCCTAGCCCTTCGTCGTCCAGGTAGACGCTGCGCTTGTGCGGGAACGTCCGCCCCGGCTTCCGGCCCCTCGTCTCTGCCTTTTCCATACCGGTATTATAACTCCGCGAAAATCTTTTGCCAATCGCTTGACAGCTGTATTTCGTGGAGTTACTTTATACCCATAACGTAGTTACGAATTGCGAGGAGATACCGAGATGAGCACCACCGCCACCCGCACCGAAGCCACCCGCGAACTGCTGGCCAACGCCTTCGCTGACGCGTGGATGGCGGCGGACACTGCGGCGGAGCAGGACAGCGACGATTCCGGCACCTGCAACCTGGACACGCCGGTTTACCGGCCGGAGCCCGCGGTACGCAACAGCGTGATCGAGCAGGCGGCGCGCGCCGCTGGAGTGCGGATCAGCATCAGCGAGTGGTTCGGACGCCGGGCGGTGTTCCTCTACGTGACCACTGGCCAGGGCGCCTGCCGCACGCGGGCAGCGCAGGCTGCCTGCTGCGCGCTGGAAGCGGCGGGCCTGCGCGCCACCGTCTACTACCAGATGGATTGAGCCCCAGAAACGCAAGCGGCCGGGCGAGTGCTGGACACACTCCCCGGCCCGGACTTCACCCCCACCGCTTAAGACAGAGGAGCAGCCAAATGAATTCTACCACCACCCGCCCGAAGAGCACCGACCGCAAGCTGCGGGCCTACGCGGAAGCCGCGAACTACCTCGTGACCCCCGGCACTCCCGGCGGGACCGACTGGGAGGTGATCCACCTGGACGGCCACGGGTACACCGTGGACCCCGTAGCCGGCACCTGCGAGTGTCCGGACCACCGCCGCCGGGGAACCGCCTGCAAGCACATCGAGCTGGTGAAGCTGCACGTGGCCGCGGAAGCGATGATCGGCCCGGAGCCGGACGAGGAGCTCTGCCTCGTGGCCGAGGAGAGCGGCGACCACCGCGCCGAGGAGCTGCGGGTCGAAGCCGCCCGCGAGGCGAAGGTCCTGGCCGATCGCGCCCTCCTCTGGGACTGAACGACGTGTGGGAGGCCGGTCCGAGCCTCCCAGGCCCGCCTGATGGAGCGGGCCTGGGTGCCGGTGCGGTGCCTCTGCTGTCACCGGGGGCACTACCCGGCGTTCTAATCGCAACTATCGACATACCAGCGGCGGGAGAGCACCCCGCCGCCTCTGAAAGGGCGAACTGAGATGAGCCGAAGCACGAAGACCGCGACGAACGAGACCAGCCTCCACTGGGAGCGTGTGGGTGGTAGCTGCGCCGGGATCGCTGCTGACTACGGCCCCTGGGCCTTCCGGGTCTACGCCTGGCAGCCGGGGAGCTACCTGGCCAGCGCGCGGAACCACGAGACGGGCGAGGTCCGCGAAATCGGCGCCCAGGCCGGCGAAGTGAAGACCTCGGCCGCCGGTAAGGCGTTCTGCGAAGAGACCTATCGGGAACTGCGCCGTGATGATCTGGCCGCGGGGATTACCCGTGAAGTCGATTGATCGGGCGAGATGGATTGCCGTTGCCAAGGCCCGCGCCCTCATGGACACCCGTGGCGCCACGGACGAGGACGGCCTTTGTGCATTGCTAGCTTACGTGGCCGAACACCCGGAAGACCCTGCCGCGGAGTGGTGCGGCAACACCAGCAAGCGCCAGCGAGAGCTGTTCCGCAAGGATTGGAACGCTTTCTAACCCCGCCCCTGCCGGGAGCCACTCTCCCGGCACCCCTCGCCCGGGATCGCACCCGGGATGTGATCAGATGCGCGAAAGGGGGAGAAGATGAAACACACACCAGGGCCGTGGGTAGTAGCGGGGATGATCGCCGAGGAGCCGGGAGACTATGACCTCTCCGTCGTTATTGGGGACGACGCCGGCTGCGAGATCGCCAAGATTTACACTGACAACGTGTCACCCGCTCAGGCCCGCGCCGACGCCGCCCTGATCGCCACCGCACCGGACATGCGCGACCTCCTCACCGAACTCATGTCCTACTGGGACGCCGGCACGCCCGTGCAGCCGGGCAGCCTGCTGGTGGGCGAGGTCCGGGAACTGCTGGCGAAGATCGAGGAGGCGTCGTGCTGATCCTCGCCCTCCTCGCCACCGCCCCGTTCGCGGTGCTGGCGCTGCTCCTCGCCCTCTGCTCCGGTCGCGGGGTGCCCCGCTCGCCTCCGGACGGCAGCGGCCAGCCGGTCTGGGTGCCGGGGTATCGGCGCCGGGACGGGAGGCGCGTGGCGGGTCATTGGAAGCGGCGGTAAGTTAGAGCATCCACCGACCCAGGTGAATGAAGCCGCGCCCGATGGCCTGGCGAAGGGATGCGCCCGCAGGGAGTTCGGGATGGCAGCTCGCGGCGGAGCCGGAGGCAAGCACGTGAAATCCACGCAGATGTGCCGGGTAGCGCCCTCCGGGCAGGCGCTATCGACCCGCAGGACGTGCGGCGGAATCCCGAAGTTGCGGAGGGTGTGCTGATCTTCTGGCTCCGGCGCGGCGTTGGCAGTCTGGTCCATCATCGTCTCCATAGCAAGGAATCTGGGCTCGCGGAACCTAACCCTCCGGTCAGTCGTTTGATTGACTGGAGGGTTATGCCGTGTCTGGCACCCTGAAGATTTGTCCGGACTGCGGCGAGGGTGCCCCGTTAGCTGCGCAGTTCTGCCCTGCCTGCGGAAAACCGCTCACGCTAGGGGCCGCTACGCAGCCTCACGCGCCCCTCGTGACCGCCTCCGGGCCGCTTGACGAAACCGAGCGGCACGTATCGCTGATCTGGAATGCGATCGGGGTCGGAATCCTCTTCCTCTCACTCGCCCTCATCGGGTCCGCAGGGATCTATACCTACCTCCAGCAGCGCGAGGTGCTCTTTGGCCTGGCGGTAATGGCTTTAGCCTGCGCCTGGGTGCTCTCGTTCCTGCTCCTACGTCTGCGACGTGTCATCCTTGCCGCGCCCGGCGGGAACCTGCCCGCAACCGCTGCCAGGCGGCGGCGCCACTTCGGGGCCGGTGTGCTCGTCGGGGTGGTGGCGCTGGTCTTTCTCTCCGGCGGCAGCGCTGCAACGCGCATCATCCAGGATCGGGCGGCCCGGGAGCGTATCCAGCGCGAAGCCCAGGAACTCGCGGCGCAGCGCTGGCGAGACGAAGAGTCCGCTCGGCGCCGAGCCGCAGAAGAGGAGCGGGCCTACGCCCTCGCCACCGCTGCCCGGGAGGCCACCGCCCAACGCCTCGCCGCTGAACGCGAAGCAGCCGCCGACCGCCTCGCCGTCGAGCGAGCCCGGATTGAGAAGTTCTACCAGCCCCCCTGCCGACATTCCTACTTACCGGAATTGTCCGGGGGTGAGTGGACCGCCTGTAATCAGGGCCACCGGTATCGGCGGGTCAGGTCGAAATGGAAGCTTCTCCCGCCCGAGTCGCCCGCACCCGCGCTCCCGCCAAGTCAGTTGTTACTACCGGGATAACTGGAGGTCTACCGTGTTTGCTTGTCCGAGTTGTGGTGCCGCCGTGTCGCCGAGCGCGAAGTTCTGCCCGACCTGCGGCTCTGGCCCGTTCGCGCCCACTGCGAGAGCGCCGCGGCGCGGCATGTCAGCCACCTCGAAGGCGTGGATGGGAATCCTTATCGCGTTCGGCATCGGCGGCGCCGCCTTCTGGTACTACCTATTCGCGAACGGTCTGATTCGCTAGGCGCTACAGGTACCGGTCCGTCGCGTACGGACTATCCAGCCCCACGATGAACGTGCGCCGGCCCTCCAGGTCGGAGAGCTCGCGACTGGATACGTCCGGGAGCGCCAGGATCTCGTTCTCCAGGCCCGTGCCGTGCACGTCCCGGTCCGTCAGCCGCTCGACGTTGGGGTTGACCCCCAGCGGGCGCAGGAGTTCCGCCCGCTGCCCCTTGCGGGCCTCGCTCAGTTCGTCCATCAGACTCCCTCCCCGGGCAGCATCGCCACCTGATATTCCGCGAGCTGCAGCACATCGTCCCGGTACGCCGCGGAACACGGCCGCAGCACGCCGACCTTCCCGTCGATCGCCACCGGATCCCCGATCATCAGCTTGCGCGGGCGCACCTGGTCCGCGTCGTTCGGGTCCGTCACGAACACCAGCGGTGCCTCGAATTCATAGAGGATCCGCCCGAAGCCGCCCAGGTCCAGGAGCCGGCGGGCGATCCAATTGGCCTGCTGCTGCGTCTCGATCGTAGGATCGTAGAACGACTCCGGCACCTCGCGCCCGATGTAGTCGATGTGCCCCGGGTCCGCGGTAGGCGTTTCCGCATCCCGCGAGAAGCTGCGCGGGTTGTGCTCGTAGGCTGAAATCTTGCCTTGCATGTCCGGGGAGTTGAACACGTAGACACTGTTGTACTCCGGGCGCTTCCGCTTCCGGCGCAAGGACCGGATGAACGTTGTAGCCTCGCCGTAGGTGTCCGCCACGTGCTGCGCCGCCGGCACTGGGAGCCCGCCCAGGCCGATGACTTCCGGCGCTTCGGTCACGAAGTCCCACAGGATGTTAGAGGCGGGGTCCGCGGGGTTGAGGCGCAGCTTCCATTGCCCGTAGGGGCCGCTGTTGGGCGCCCAGGCAATCCAGGCGTCGAGGTAGCGCCGTGCGAGGTTCTGAATTGCGTCCAGGTAGGACGTTCCGGACTGGAGGATGTAGATCTCCGCGCCCTCGTTCTCCGACGGCCAGAACTCCAGCGGTAGGTCGGGAATGTCCATCTGCTCGGCCGGGACGCCGGCGTCAGTGAACAGTTCCCGAATGATGTTCGTTACGCGGTCCGGCTTGCCGGTGTCCCGGTTCAGGCCGTACGGCTGGTTACCGATCACCCGCTGCTCGGCCACCCGCGCCCACTGGCCAGCCAGTTCCACGGAGTAGAACGGATAGCTGGGGTTGCCGGGCGCCGCCAGGTGCACGGTCTCCTCGATCGCCGACGCCTCGCCTTCAAAGATGCAGGACTCGTCCCCCTCCTCGTTCACCGTGGTGAAGATGCGGATCGGCACCCCGTCCCGGGTCCGCAGCGGCACCAGTTCGTCTGTCAAGTCGTGAATTTCCAGGTGGCCGCCTTCGTGTGTCACGTCCTGATCGCTGCCCAGAAGATCCACGTCGGTGGGTGCCGCGAACTCCGCCTGCAGGAGCGCCGCTTCCTCAATCCGCACGCTCGACAGCCGCGCGTCCAGTTCGTAGGTGACGCCGGTTAGCACCGGGGTATGCGTGCCGGACCCGGTCAGCACGAACCGGCCGAAGAAGTGCTTCACGCCCGCCGGGATCAGGTACTCCCCGGCATTGTCGCCGGGGACCAGCGCCAGGCCGGTATCCGCCTCGTAGAGCGCGCCCTGAATGTCGACTCCCGTGCCGGCCGGGAATAGCGTCCGCAGCTTCAGCCGCAAGAGAGTATCCGCCGGCACGGTGAACGGCAGGCTAAACGGGCGATCGACCAGGAGGCCTTCCGTCGGGTAGCCGGTAGCGCCAATCGCGAACCGCGCCGCCAGGTCGGCCCGCGCGTCAATCCGGAAGGTGCCGGGACCGGTGATACCGGTCCTATAGCCGTAGCCGGTGGCCAGGGCGCTGTGACGGTGCACCGTCACGCTCAGGGAGCCGAAGTCCGCCGGCAGCCGCTCGGAGCCCAGGCGCCGGAGCCCGCCGCCCTTACCCGTGCCGGCCTGGGTGTAAATGAACAGCCGGTTCTTGCCGTGCGGCTGGAGGTAGGTATGCGCCCACCCGCCGCGGGCGCTCACCCCGTCCGACCACTGCGCCGTGCCCTGCCGCGCCCACTCGCCATCAATCCGCGCCCACAGGGAGGCGGTGCCGTCGCCGCGATACGTCAGCCCCCACTCGCCGCCCCGCTTGGTGGTCGGCAGCATATCCGCCGGCCCGCCCCAGAGCAGCCGGTACAGCACGTCGCCGGGTTCGCCGACCGGCGGCACGAAGAAGCTGAACTGGATGGCCTGATTGCGCGGCTCGGTGCGCCGGCCGGAGAAGAGGCGAGTGGTGGGGACCAGGGACTCGGCCGGAGGGCCAGGATAGGCGAGCTGGTCAGCCACCAGGTTGCAGGCAAAAGGACTCCCGGCGGCAATCGCCTTCTCGTAGGCCGGCATGGCCTGCTCGGCCAGGTCGCCGTCGTAGGTGACGCCGCTCAGGTTCTCTTGCCGCCAGCGGTAATAGCCCTCGATACCCGGCGCGAGGTTGGCGAACGCCGGCCCGTCATACATCTGGCCGGCGTTCGCCGTGAGGAGCTGGTTGCGCTGGGAGAGGAGCGTCGGCTCCAGGATCCACCCGGCCCCCGGCAGCCGGAAGACGTTGCTACTCCCCAGGTTGAACGCGGGGGTGTCGAGGCCCGCCGGCGTGATCTGGTCCGCGTCCCGGTCGAGCTTCCACGCGCCGTTGTAGAGGACCCACTGCGGCCCGTCGAGCTCCAGGCGGGTGTGCCGGTACGCCGTGGTGGCGACCAGCGGGTGTGCGGGATCAGAGAGGAGCATATCAGCTCAGATTCACGCGCTTGCGCGGGATAGCGTTGGCGGCCATAGCTTGCTTCAAAGCCTGGCGTCGGAGGCCGGGCGGGAGTGCTCCCGCCGCTTCAGGGCCACCACGCAGGAGCCCTTCCTTCATGCCGAGTAGCACCTGGGTCTGCTTGTTCAACGCGTCCACCACCCGGTCGGTGTCCTTCTCGGCCGCGGTGCGCTTCGAATCGCTCTCGCCCCCGAATACCCGGCCGACCCCCTGCACCGCCGAAACCCACGCCGGCGTGATGTTGAGGACCGTCCCCAAGATACTGAGCGCGTTTGCGTAGGCCTCGCTCCGCTCCGCAGCAATGCCGGTCAGCGTGGCGATAGCGCCCAGCCCTTCCGCGAATTCCCGCAAGGATGTGCTCCCGGCGGTCGCCTTCAGTAGTTCCGCGTTGGCGGTCAGGCGCTCCATTTGCGCCGCGTAGTCCCGCGCCGCTTGCTGCTGCTCCGGGGTGAACAGGCGACTCCGCAGTTCCGCGTCGCGCTGCTGCGCCTCGTAGACCGACCGGCTCACGTTGATCGTGTCCAGCATCCCCGCCAGCCCCAGCCGCCGCGCCTCCAGGAGCTGCGCCTCCGCTCCCGAGACCTCGCGCACGTTCCGCAGGTAGTCGGTCGCCTGCTCCACGAGGCGCGCGTTGTTCTGGCTGCCGCCCAGCCGCGGGTCGAGCTGCGGACCGATGCCGGCGCGCCCGCCCGCCATGAGCGCCTGCACGTCCCCGGAGCCAATACCCAGGCGCTCGCGCAGTTGGTCGCCGAGGGCCGCGATCTGCTCCCCGGGCAGCCCGTAGGACGTGAGGCGGGAAATCTCGCCGTTCGTGCCGCCGCTGGCCAGCACCGCCGCGCGGTGCGTCCGGAGCGCCTGCGCGCCCTCGTTGACGGCCTTCACGAAGCCTTCCAGGGCACTCTTGGCCACGCCGGCCGCCAGCAGTGCTCCGCCGCCGACCAGCGCCCCGTTCGCGCCGCCCTCCAGGTCCCCGCCGGAACCGGTAAGCAGCCGGCCCACGCGGTTGACCA